TCAGTCCCGTCATTCTATCCGGCGCGCCCGACTGTGCCGTCTCGGGCGAGTCCGGCGCGCCTGTAACCTAGCTCACATGAATGCAGCACAAGCGGCGACGCTGAAGTCGCTCGGGATCGACCATTGCACGACAGGCCGCTTCGACAGCGCCGGGACGATCGCCGTGCGCTGGGATGACGCACGCGGCAGCTGGCGGCTGCTGCTGTCGCTGCGCGGCTTCGTGACGTCCACACAGCGGCGCGAGCTGGCGGGATATTTCACGATCGTCGACCCTTCGGAATGTTTACGGCGCAGCTGACTTGTAATTGCTCGCGATGTCGTGTTTACTGTTCTTAGTTGTTCGAACGGTTCGAACAGCACCGCCAAGAAAGCGAGCAAGAAAATGACCGGTAACGCAACCCTTCCGCTGGACCTGAACCGCCGCGACGCCTTCGCCCAGCTCGGCACGGACGTCTCCACAGCAAAGACCGCAACGCAGGCGCTTCAGGGCGCCGGGCTCGCAGGCTGGAATGTCCGCAAGACGCCGCTGACCACGAACGCGACTGTGAACATCGGCGGCGAAGAAATGGCCTTCGAGCTCGACGTGCCCGGCCAGTTCGCCAGCACCTACACAAACCCCGAGACGGGCATGCCTGAAGTGCTCGGCGTCGTCGGCAACACGTACGTGCCGATCCAGAACGAAGCGCACGCCGGTCTGCTCGATGCGATCGTCGACGAGTCCGGCGCATCCTTCGAATCGGCAGCGAAGATGCGCGGCGGGCGCGACGTGTTCGTGACGATGCTGCTCAACGATCAGATGCTCGTCGGCGGCGTCGACCCGATCAGGCTGCGGCTCGCTGCATTCAACAGCCACGACGGGCAGAGCTCTTTCAAGCTCGCCGTCACCAACACCCGCGTCTTTTGCGCCAATCAGCAGGCAGCGGTCATGCGGGACGCCGTCAGCAAGTTCAGCATTCGGCACACCGCAGGCAGCGGCTCGCTGATCACCGAAGCCCGCGAAGCGCTGAAGCTGACCTTTGCTTACAATGCCCAGTTCGAAGCAGCTGCCGAGAAGATGATCCAGACGACCATGACTGACGCCGCGTTCGCCGAGCTCGTAAAGGACTTTTGGGACGTTCCCGAAGACGCAGCCAAGGCAGTCCAGACCCGCGACGCAAGCCGCCGCGAACAGCTCGAATGGCTCTTCGCAGACGCCAGCACGAATGACAACATTCGCGGCACGGCATGGGCCGCTTACCAGTCGTTCACTGAGTACGTCGACCACTACGCGCCGACCGTGCTCGGCAAGTCCGACAGCATCGAGTCAGCTCGGGCGCTGCGGGTGCTGACCGGGGCGACGGCGTTCGACGTCAAGAACCTCGCGTTTCAGAAGATCATGGCAACGGTCTAGCTGACCGGCAGGGCGGGGCGTTCCGAAAGGGGCGCCCCGCCCTTTTGCTGCTCGGCTGCGTCATAGTTGCGTAATGTCCGGCAGGGTGCTTTACTTGTACTAACAGCTTGAACAACCGCCAGAGAGAAGAGAAGCAGATGACCATCATGAAGCTCACGAAGACAGACGACAGCTACACTGCCCGCTGTGGCGTCTGGTACTGCGGCAACAAGCAGCTGATCGCCGAAGCGACTGAGTTCGCCGCAGCGCACCCGTTCCCGAAGTCCTGCCGCGTGAACCTGACGATCGACGTCGACATCGCAGGCCGCAAGTACATGTACTACGGGATCAACGTAAAGCTCTCGGCGGACGACAGCAATGGCGGCGCGAACGAAGCCGGACTGAAGCGCATCGCGATCTTCGAGAAAACAGCCGCAAAGCTCGGCATCGAACTGATCGAAGAGTAAGCCCGACCGGGCGGGGCGCGAGCCCCGCCCGCAACCCGCCAGCACCGCCCCACACAGAGAAGAGAAGACAATGAACAAGCGCACCGCCGACCGCATCGAGAAAGCCTTCGCACGAGCCACCCGCGATAACTACCGCTGCGAGTTCAAGATCGCCAGCGACGGGGCCGAAGACGCCGCCGTAATGATCAGCCGCGACGGCGAGCATTACACGCAGGTAGGGCTCGCCTATAACTGGACTGTTGACACGATGGTGAACAACCTGAACGACGCGATCGCGCAAGAGCGTGCCAAGCGTGAAGACGAAGCGCAGCGTGCCGAAGCCGACCGGCTGGCGCAGCCTGCCGGTAAGCGCGAGCTCGATTCGTTCAAGAGCATTCTCGGCCTGATCGACTACACGCTGAAGCAAGAGCAGGTCGTTCGCGAGCGGGTAGCGCAGCGCATCGCAGACGGCGCGACGATCAGCAGCGGCACGCTCGACGAGCTCACAGAGCGCTCAGGCAAGGCTGTGGCGGCGCGTCGGGCATGGGGCCGCGTGAAGCGCGACGAGTCAGTCAAGATGACGCTCGCGAAGCTCGTCGAGATGACCGATCAAGAGATTCGTTTTTTCAACCCGAACAACTCGTCAAGCAACGCAGTGAATGTGATGAACGCGCACGAGTACCGCGTATGGGTTGAGATCAATCAGCTCGCTCGCGGCATCGAGCACTACTGATATAGTACGAACTGTTAGAACAAGGGCGGGCGGCGCTCAGGTCGCCCGCCACAATCTGAAAGGCATCGCCAGAATGACCACAGCAACCCTTACCGAAAAGCAGGTCGAGTCAGTGACGAAGACCAAAGCGACAATGAAAGTCGCGGACGTCCTGCGCACGCTCGGGATCGTCCGGCAGACGGACACGCGCAACCCGATCATTCCGATTCTCGGCTGCGTCCTGCTTACCGGCAAGCACGGCGAGCTCTCGCTGACCACGAACAACTACGAAGCGAGCATCGCGGCGGTCGTGCCGGGGTCGCGCTCGGATGACTTCGAGATGCTGCTGCCGCTGCGGTACATGCTCGACCTGATCAAGGTCATCGCCACGGACAAGAGCGAAGAGATGACGATCGAAGTGCTCGATTTCCTCGACAAGCGCATCGCTGTGTTCGCCGCTGGCGGCTTCAGAATGCCGATCGCGGAGCAGTTCACGCTTGACCAGTTCCCGAGCTTCAGCGGGGCGTCAGGACCGGCTGCGTTCAGCATCCAGCCGGACGCCCTGAAGACCGCGATCAAGCGCGCAGCTGTGTCGGCAAGCAAGGATCAGACGTTGCCGATCCTGACGGCGATCCAGTTCAACGCGCAGAAGTCCGACAGTACGCTGCAGCTGCGCACCACTGACCGTTACCGGCTGTCGTTCGTGAGCGAGCAGGCGAACGTCATGCAAGACGCGCAATTCCTGATCAACTGCGATCTGCTGATGCGACTCGCCCCGAAGATCAAGCAGAAAGCGCCGGTCAGCGTCGTCGTCGAGAGCGCCGAGCGGAAAGAGCGCGACAAGCCGCACATGCCGGGACAGAAGCAGGTCTATTTCAACGGTGAGACGGTCGTCAAGTTCATCTTCGAAGACTTTGTGCTGCACACGAAAGGCGTCGACGGTGACTATCCGAAGATCGAGCAGCTGATACAGCCCAGCTACGCGAATACGTTCAGGGTGAACCGTAAGCAGCTCGTACACAATGCCACGGTCGCGGCCCGGCTGTCGGCCCGTAACCTGCCCTGCCACTTCGAATTGCTCGGCGACAAGATGCTGCTGAAGCCGAGCCGTGACGGGCTTGATGTCCTGTCTGCCGGGCTCGTCGAAGTCCCGGCGACTCACATGACGCCGAACGCGCAGCACCCGCTCAGCTTCGCAGTGAATCCGCATTACCTGCTGCCCGCGCTGAAGTCGTTCGAGTCGGACATCATCACGTTCAGCCTGCCCGAGAATTTGGCGAAGCCGCTGCTGATCTCGGGCGACGACGAACACGCCGCAGACTCGGCGTTCCGCTATCTCATGATGCCGGTCAGGATGCCCGACTAACCAACTAGATTCACCAACTCAACACTAGGTAAGATGTTCAAATGGCTACTACAACTAACGCTTACGATTACGCAAAGCTCGCCGAAAAGCTCGGCGTCGCGATCGGTACCGTGCGCACCTACAACGAGCGCGCCCGCTCCCACCGCGAGAAAGCCGCCGAGACAGGCGACCCGTCGTTCATCCTGCAGGGCGACCTGCCCGAGCCTGACGGGCGTTTCGGCCAGTCCCCATACTGGAACGAATCGACCGTGAACAAATGGCTAAAGGATCGACCGGGACAGGACCGCAGCAACAAGCGGGACAAGCGAACGCGACGTAAGACCACCGCCAGCGAAAACGGCTGATCGCACCGAACCGCGAAGCCCGGCCCGCAGTAGCCCAGACACAAGAAAGCCCGCCCCGAGCAGTTGGGGCGGGCTTTCTCGCGTTGTTCAAGAGTTGGCCCCTCGATGCGATATGAAGTTATGACAGCGAGCTTAACACGTCAGGCGCCCGCGTCGGGTTCGGGCGTGTCGTCTTCGACTGGCTCAGCTGGCGGATTCATCAGCAGGTCGCGGGCATCCTTGAAGTCGCCGATCTCGTCACCCTTCTGCACGATCTGCCGGTCGAGCAAGTCGAGCGTCGCTTTCGCATCCTCCCGTTTCTTCAGCAGGTCGTCGAGCTCTTTGCCTGCCTTGTCGATGTGCGTGCCCAGTATCCAGACGGCGCCAGTGTAGTCAGCCATGCTGCATTGTTCGTAATCGTCCTGCGGGACGGCGACGGCGATGCACACCCATTCCGTGAGCCAGTCCGTGCCGCCGCTCTCGTCGGCCACGTGCGCGGCGACGGCGTCGTGAACGGCCTGCAGTGTCGCGTCGCTCATTCAGTCTTCCATCCTTGTCTGTGGTTCGAACGTGTGCCCGCAGTTCGGGCAGTCCGTGACCATGACGACGCCCGGCCCTTCGTCCTCTTCGAGCTCGGGCGCGGCTTCGTCCAGCGCTTCGGTGATCGCGTCGATCTCGGACTGCTCCCAACCGCTGCCCTCGATGTCGTCGCCGAGTGCTTCGAAGAGCAGGATCAGCGCGTCGTTGTCGTAGTCGGCTTCGTCGCCGGTCTTGTTGTCGGCAAGCGCGATCTTCAGCGCAGCTGCGTCAGTGATGTCGACGTAGCTGACCGGCAGTTCCAGCATGCCGCACTCTTCAGTCGCGGCCCGGTAGCGGTGATTTCCGACGATGATGTAGCCCGTCGACCGCTGCACGACGATCGGCTGATAAAAGCCGTTGATCCTGATCGACTTCGCGATGCGGTCGATGTCGCCCCTGCGGGCGTTGCCGGGATATAGGCTGATCGCGTCTTTGCTGACGTACTCGATGCTCAGTCTGTGCTGCGGGATCGGCATCAGCGACCCTGCGCCGGGCTTTCTCTCGCTCAGCTGTGCGGCTGTCATGATCTCTGCGCTCACTTGGATTTCTTTCGTCGGGGTCGTTGCTTCAGTCGGATCGTCTCGGGCATCGCTTCGACAAGCACCCTTGCCCGGCGCGCCTGCACGCCCCTGCTGACGACGCGCTCAGCAGTCGACTCGCCGGGCTCTGCGGGATCAGCGACACGCGCAAGGTGCGACGGGTGCCCGTTCGCGGACAGCAGCGGCAGGCCGCGAGCGTTCGGTCGCTCGTCGGCCCGGTACTCGTAGCTCGGTGCGTTGATCAGCTTCGCGTCGACGTCGACGATGATCACTTCGGTGATGCTGGCGGCGAGCTCTTCAGGCGTCTCGGACTTATCCACAGGCTTATACACAGCTGTGGGAATCTTCGCCCCGTACATGAGAATGCCCGCGTCGATCAGCTGCTTGACGGTGTTGCGCAGCGGCGTCGTGCGGTCGTCGGACAGCGTCAGCTTCAGGTCGATGTCGCGGGCTTCGGCTTCGAGTGCGATCGCCACGGCCTGCGAGACGACGGCGGGCTCGTGCAGTGCCAGAGCTGCAGGCCCGAGACGCAACACGCCCGCACCTAGACAGACAGGGCAAGCGGGATCAATCAGCTGCGCGTAACGCTTGATGCAGGCAGGGCAGGCTCGCATTTCATCCATTCTCGGGCGTGTCACTTGTACTCACAGATAAAACTATCACTTGGACACGCCAGAAGCCGCCCTGACGGTCTATCAGGGCGGCTTAGCGGTATTCGGTTAGGTGAGCCCCTTAGCGGGCGTCAGGCACGGCGTCAGGCCACGACCAGCAACCACTGGACAGCTCGGCGCTGTACGGGCGGCGGCGGTTCGGCGGCATCGCATCTTCGACGCCCGGCCACATGATGAACAGCCCGACCTCGGGCATATCCGTTTCGGGGTCGATCGTGCGGTGCAGCTCGTTGATCACGGCAGGCACGACACGCTTCATCGAGCCCTGATAATAGACGACCGGATCGCCGACGCGGGGCATGCGCACGCCTTGCCGCTCAGCTGGCGCACTCTCGATTGCCGGGCCGCTGATCAGCTCGGCGATCTCATTCAGCGCATTCTCGACGAGCATCTGCGCCCGCGTCGAGTCGAACACGCCAGCGGCGGCAACGTCTGCCCAGCACGTCGACGCAGCCCCGGCCAGCTCGCCCACGATGCGGCTCAGCTCTTCCCTGTCGAACTCGCGCACTTCGGCCTTGACGACGTCGCGCCGGTCGGCGTCCCTGCCGTGCAGTGTCGACTGCCGGGTGCTGACCTGATCGCCTGCGAGTTCCAGCGCTTTGCGCATGACCGCGACCGGGCTCATTGTGTCGATCTCGGTCTTCCAGTTGCCCTGCTCGTCGAGTGCTTCGATGATGTAGCGCGTCGTCATTTATTTGCCTGCTTTCTGCTCTGCTTGCTCGTCGTCTCGTGACGCCGAAAGGTGTTTCAGGTGCCCTGTCCATGTGACCTGCACGCGGATCGGCGTATCGTCGGGAAAGCCCATCGCTTCGAGCCCGCTCAGCGCGGCCCGCAGGTCGAACAGCGTGAAGTGCTTGCGGCCCGCTGCGGGCGTCTGCTGATAGTCGCGCATGGCGAGCAGGTCGGCAGGGGATTCGACGCAGACCCAATTACGGGTCTTCTCGTCGTCGAAGATCGGCTGCCTGACGTAGACGCTCGTGCCCTTGCTCGTGTCGTCATAGGCGACGAGCTGCGGCGGCATGTTCGGCTCGTGCGGGTGATAGGTGCCGTCGAGCACGCCGCCGATGAAATACTCGCGCAGCTCAGCCACTTATCGAATCTCCTGCCGGATCGTGACCGTCTCGGCGACCGTGAGCCCGAGCCAGTTCGTCAGGCGCCGCCACCATGGAGCAGGGGCGTTCTGCACGACCGCGATATGCCCGTAAGCGCTCAGGGCGTCCGAGTCCCACATGATGACGTCGCCCGGCTGCGCAGTGAACCGCACGGCGTCGCCGCGTGTGAGCCCGCGCCGTTCGAGCCATTCGTTCAGCGCCTTGACGCATTCCTCGCCGTCCGTGAGCCCTTCGTCGTCCTTGACCATGAAGTCGCCCAGCGTGGCGCGCTTCTCGGCAGGCGTGTCTTTCAACAAGGCTTCACGCAGGGGCGATGGCTCGCCGCTGGCGGGCGTCCAGATGTCCAGCTTGCGCGCGCCGTAGATCGGGTACTCGCCTGCGTCGCGGACAATCCCGGCGATGCAGTCGCTATGGATCGTGCAGGACATCGGCACAGCTTCGTCGAGCTCGTACGGCTCAGCTAGGCGGTTCACTGGCGAGACGGGGCCGCTGTACTTGTACCGCAACCCGCCGACAATGCTCTCGCGCCGGAACGTCTGCACGCTCGGCTTCATGGGCGTCTGCGTGAACACATAGACCAGCTCGGGGCCGGGAGCATCTTCGTACATGACGCCGGTCGTGCCGAAGTCAGACGTGTCGAAGCCGTGCAGCACGACGATGTCGCCATACTCCAAAGCGTCGGGCTCGACCGCGTCGAACCATATGCGCAGGCCCGGCGCGACCATCAGGTCGCGGGCGTGCTGCGCAGGCCCGGCCCACTGCAGCCCGGTCAGCTCCCGCACGTAGTAGATCATCAGGTCTACCGACTGCGGCCCATAAATGCCGGTGATGTCGACGGGCTTGCGCAGGTCGTCCTGCAGGCTATTGGCGGTGCTGATCACGTATTGATTAGTCATCTTCGTCGTCGTCTTTCTTGTTCATCTCGCGGTCGATCACGTAAGCGGTGCGCTGCACTCGCTGAGCGCACTGATCAACAGTGACGCCCAGCGAGAGCAGGAATTTCAGGTCATCAGCCATTCGTCTAGCATGGCACTTCTGAGCCGCGCAGCTGCAGGGCGTGCTGCGGTTTGATGCCGGGATGCTTGCGCGTCACATGGTCGACGGCTTCGCTATAGCTGGCATCAGGGTCTTCGGCGCTGACCTCTTCGACGTGCGGGCATTCGGTGCATTCGATGACCATCAGGCACGCTCCCAGTCCGTGACGAGCCGCTGCACAACGAACGCGCGGTCTTCACTGCTTTCGTTCCAGCGTTCGACTTGCTTCTCGGCGACCGACAGCGGCATGACGCGCTTGATCTCGTTGAGCCCCTGCTCTTCGGTCGTGTTCGAGTATTCGATACGGGCCGACGCTTCGATGCCGAGCATGACCCGCATGAAGTGAGCGGCTTCGACGAGCGCGAGCAGGTCGTCAGTGAAGAGCTCCGTGTCGTTGATCTTGTAGATCACTTCGGGGTCGTTGCCCAGATGCTTAGCGCGCAGCTGCAGGAACTCTGCGACCCGCTCAGCTGCGCCTTCGAGACGGCTCATTCTGTGATCCCTTCGCTTCGTGTAGTGAGCCCGCGCAGTATCGCGTTCGCGATCTCAAAGTCTTCGATGTCCTGCGTGCCAAGCTCGTCGGGCAGCGTCTCGATAATGCCCTGCAGTATCTCGCGGCACTTCTCGCCAGTCTGCAGCCGCACGAGCTCGCGCAGTGCTGTCTTGTGCATGAACGACGCTTCAGCCACGACGCTGCCCCGCCAGCAGCTTGCCGATGTCTTCCAGATCGAGAGCTTCGATGACCATCGAGCGGAGCGCCTGCCCGTCAGCTGACTCGGCCCAGCCTTCGAGCTTCGCGATCTTCAGCATCTCGATGTTGTTGCGGGTGCGCAGCTCATAGGCGACGGCAAGCTGCGCTTCGGCGACGCGGTTCAGGGCGCCGAACTGCATGACTTCGTCGGTCATGCCCTGCTCGGCCTGATAGTTGTCGTTTGCCGTCTCTTCGTTGTAGAGCTGCGCGGCTGCGAGTGTCGCGTCGCGCATGTGCGTGTTTGGCATTGCGTTGCCTTTCTGGCGGTTCGAGTTGTACTAACGGTTCGAGCTTATGCGGGCGGCGCGGTCGTATGCAAACCATCGCTCAGTTTTCGCGATTGTTACAAGGCACTGAGCCCAACCGCCCTTATCCCGCACGGCCCGTTTCGCCCTGACGATCGGCAGGCAGCGATTGCACGCAGGCAGCGCATCCCGGCCTGTGCAGGCTTCGCCGCAGTTCGCGCACTTCGCGGGCTTGTGCGTCGCCACTACAGCCACCCGCGCTTAGCCGTGAAGCCGATCAGCGGCTTGTCCTTCATCGAGCCCGAGCGGGTCGTGATGATCGCGCCTTGCTTCGAGCCTGTAGGCCAGTCGACGGCCCACCACCGGGCATGCTTCGTCATGCGCATGTAGGTGTTTGCGTGTGCGGCGACGCGCTGCGCCAGCTCGGACGCTAGGGCGTCGGTCGTGAGCAGGGGCGGGATCGCGGCGATGTCCTGCTGCTCAAAGCTGATCGTGATCTTCGTTTTGCGGGGCGGCTGTGCGGTGGTCATAGTTCGTTTTCTTTCGGGTTCTTGATTGCGTCGGTTCGGATGACGAGCAGCGTCTTGCCCTTCGTCGTTTGCTCTAGCTCGATGATGACGAACGGCTGCGGCTCTAGTCCGCGTTCGGCGAGCACTTCGTCGTTGATCTTCTGCGCCAGCTCGCCGAGCTCGCCGTCGTAGTACATCGACAGGGCGACTTCGAGCGGCAGGGGCGCCTGCTCGTCGTCACGGTTCAGCCGCGTCAGTTCGCGCTTGATCGTGAGCTTCACAGCTGCACGCTATCCGGCCACTGCGGCGCCTTGTACGTCACGAGCTCGCTATCCTGCCGCGTCAGCAGGTCGCCCTGCGTCGCCCGTACGATGTCGCCGACTTTGCGCTCTGCGTCGGTCATCACGCGGGCAGCGAATGAGTCTTCAGGGATGCGCCCGCGCATGATCGTGTTGTTGGCTTCGTCGCGCAGCCGGATCGCCCGCAGCGCGTGCTCGGGATCGTGCCATAGGTCGACGCCGCCCGGCGTGAGCGCTTCGTGCCTGCCACAAGGGCTGCAGATGTAGACCGGGGCGTATCGGCTGCGGGCGTTCATTGCGGGGCGTACGCGGTCGAGCTTGTTGATGCCGCAGCGCGGGCAGATGTCCGGCAGCACTTCGATGTCGTCGTCATCCTCGACGATCTCGACGTCTATCACGTCATCGTCGACTTGCTCCATCTCGTCGAGCCGCTTGATCTCTGCGTCGATGCTGGCGATGTTCGCGTCGGATATTGCCCAGCGTGCGGCGCGGGTGAGCTCGGCCTGCCGGGTGAACTCGTGACCGTCGAGCTTGACTTCGAGCACGCCACGCCCGTCTGTGTGTGCGCTGAAGATGACGCTGCCGTCGAACTCGACACGCGCAGTGATGGTGACGACGCCGTCGTCGTTCGGGCTGCGGCGTCGTGCGCCGTTCAGCTGGAATGCCGTCTGCAGTGCGCGGTCTTCGATCTCGTTGTCGATTGGGCGGTCGGCGTGTTCTGCGGGCTCTGTGTAGCCCTGCTTGCGCAGGTGCCGGGCGACGATGCCTTCGGCGTTTGCTTTGGGGCGTGTCGAGTAGCGTGCTGTGCCGCGCATTGTGCCGCCCGGCACTGAGAGCTGCACAGCTGCCTGCTTGCCGTCTTCGTTGTAGTCGATGTATGCGATCAGCTCAGTGCTGACAGCGTCGCGGTACTCGACCGTCTTGCCTTGCCCGAGCGTGCTACGTTCGATGCGGTCGAACTCGACTGTTGTGAATTTCATGATCTTCTCTTTCTGGCGGTTGTACTAACTGTTAGAACAGAATAGCACGAGCGGGACGGCTGTCTATACCGTCCCGCTCGGCTGAGTCACTAAAGCGTCAGGCGCTCTTCCAGCTCGACAAGCCCGAGCCGTTCAGCTACGTCACGGACGGTCGCGGACGCGGCGAGCAGGATCGCATCGAACGGCGGCAGGTCGCCCTCGAACGTCCCATACGCGACGTGCTGAATGCCCTCGACGTCGACGAACACGGCGCCCAGCTCGACCGTGCTCGCGTCGTCGCTGATGTCCAGTGAATGCCCTGCGACGAGCACCGGCTCGCCTGCGGTCAGCAGCCTGCAGACGTCCGTGAACTTGCTGGCGACGGTCAGGAACTCGAACAGCTTTGCTTCGCGCTCCTGCTCCTGCTCAGCTGTGCGGTGTGCGGCGATGCCTTCGGCGATCATCGTGTCAAAAATGGCGGTCATGGTATCTCCCCAGATAAGGGGCGGGCGCCCGGTCAGGCGCCCGCCAGTGATGTTTAGAGTAGTTCGTTGAGCCAGCTGTAACTGGCTGAGTCCCACGCGTTACGACGCACTGCGCGGCTGTACCGCTTGCCCTCGCCGCGCGGCTTTCCTGCCGCGTCGACTGAGAAGCCTTCGATGATCGCAAGGTGCGGCTCGGCCCCTTCGCGACGGACGAACGTCACAGCGTCGACGCGAAAATTGGTGTGCGTATAGGCTGCGGTCGCGGTCTTCACGAGCGGCCCGCCCGAGACGGTGAGCTTGCGGTTGATGATCAGCTCGGCGGTGGTTTCGGTCTTCTCGACTCGCATGCTAGTTGCCCTCTTCGTCGATCAGGGTGAGCACAAACTCGACTTCGGGAATGATGCGGCTGAGCGGGAAGACGCGGGCGTATCGCATGCGGGCGCCGTGCTTCGTGACGTCGTGCTCGTGCAGCTGCCCTTCGACCTTGAACGCGGTCGGCTCGGCGCCGTCCAGATAGTTGTAGCTGATCTTGTCGACCTTGATCGCGGTCCCTTCGACGTAGCTGTCATCGAGCGGGACGACCGGCCCGTCTTCGATGCCGATCGTGCGGGTGTGGCGGGTAACGGTGCCGGTGATGTCGGTTGCAATGCGCATGCGCTTCTCTTCTCTTCTGGCGGGTTGTGGGGCGGCTCGGGTGAGCCGCCCCGGTAACGGTTCTAGGCTGCGGTGAGCAGTTCGGCTTCGAACCACATTTTGTTGTGGTACTGCCCGATGATCTGCACGCCGGTCGTGAAGCCGATGATGTCGTCGCGGACCTGCAGGACGGTGCCGATCTTGTGACCTTCGTATTTGATGGTGTCGCCTGCGTTGAACATTTCCGCGCCTTTCGTTGTATGAACCGTTAGAACAAGTAAAGGGCATGTTCGGGCAGATGTCAAACTGTGTGGAAATAAAGGGCAGCGAAAAGCCCGGCGCACCTAACAGCGCCGGGCTTTTCATTTGCGTCGCACTATTCGCCGGACCAACGGGAACATACCGAAGCTAGACAAGCGTAGCATCGGCCACACGCTGCGCCTTGCGCTGCAGAATGCCCGCCACAAGCGCCCGCCCTTCCCTATCCCGGCTGAAGTACGCGATGCGCCCCGTCCGCGTGTAGAGCAGGCAGCTGAGACATATCGGGTAGCTGTACCACTTCCCGTCTGCCGCGCCCATGATGTCGTCTCTCGGCGCCACGCTGACGCGCCCGTACCAGTCGCCGGGCTCGATGCGCCGCTGATGCGCCGAAGTGTCATCGCACCATCTCGACTGCCGTGACTGGCGGGCTTCGACGAAGATCATCCTGCGGCCACCGTCTTGAATCGCTGCTGTTCGAGCTGCATCGCCGCGAGTGCGTGCTGCACGGCGTCACCCTTGCCTGCCCAGCGCTGCCGGAACAAGCTGCTCAGCCGCGCGATATGCAGCCGGAACGTCCAGCTGTACGACGTCGAGATTTCGCGATCCAACCGATCGCCGACCCACGCGTGAATGCCGCCATAGCAGCCCTCCCAAAAGTATTCATCGACGTACAGGATGATCTTGCGAAACGCGTCGCAGCTGGCGCATGACTTCATGTGCCAAAAGTCGCCTTCGTAGCTGCCAGCCCACCGGGCGTACCGCTCGCCCGGCACGATGACCCCGGCGCACTCGCCGCACTTGTGAACCTTGCGGGCGGTGACCATCTTATCGCTCGCGAACGTCATGACAGCTCCCAGAATTTGAGCACCCAGAACGTCGCAGCTGCGACGAGCAGGAACACGCCGATGCCCGCGCCGAGCCGTTCGATGTCGATCGGGTAGCGGCGTTCGTACCGGCGTTTTAGCAAGTGTGTGTTAACACGCCTGCGCCGCCACTTATCCGTGCTGCGCCAGTTGAACGGCTCGCTGAACGCTTCGTACTCGGCGCGCTCAGCCCGGCGTATCGCGATCTTGTACCTCAGCCATGTGATCATCGCAGGATGCACCCACGATGCGGGATGACGTGGTGATCGCCGACGCAGCGGTGCACGTTCAGCGGGGCGGGCTCGACGACGACATCGCCCTCAATCGTGCCAGCCTTGCCGTATTCGCCAGTCAGGGCCGCGTGCTGCAGGGCGAGCTGCAGCCCTTCGATGATCGTCGGAATGTCGCAGGCGTACAGCGCGACCGTCTCGATGCAGTCGTCGCAGCCCTCGCACCCTTCGCCGTCGTCGTATGAGTCGTGCCCGCCCGAGACTTGAACGGACACGACGCCGCCCTCGCTGGCGATGATGAATGTCGCCCCGTCTGCGTCGACGTATCGCAGGTGCTCGATCTCGGGGTCGGTCGTCTCTTCGGGCTCTTCGATCGGCATCTCGTCGGCGGTGAGTGGCAACGGGCCGGGCAGGTCTTTCATCATTCGCTTGCTCCTGTCGCTGTGCGTTCGATGTGTGCTTGCGCTTGCTGCAGCAGTGATGTGATCGCTGCGATCGCTTCGGGCTCGACGGTGGCCCATCGCTCGTCTTGGTTCTCGATCCAGCCGTTTGCGAGCCACCCTAAGTCGATTTCGCCTTGCACGATGCGCACCGTGTAGACGCTCCCGGCGATTGCGATGCGCCCGATTGTGACGATCTCGTGAAACGGGTCGACGTGGCACTTGCACGCACAAGGGCAGTCGTCGCCGCGCTGCTCAGCTACGCTGCATTCGCTGTGGTATCCGATCGAGCACTGACGATTGATGCCCAGCCGCGCGCCGATCTCGATCAGCCGGTCTGTGTATGTGCCACCGGCAGACGCGGCGGTGCTGACCTTGTGCAGCACGTCAGGATCGGCTGCGACGACTTCGTCGACGTAATAGCGCTCAGACATCGCGGCCTGCCGGGTGCTCGATGATGTAGCGAGTGCGCTTCTGCGACACGAGCCGTTCAACGACCAGCGGCGGCGTTGCCTGCGATGCGCGGGCGACGTCTTCGTCGTCGACGAGCAGCTGCCCGTAATTTTCCTTGACCATGAGATGACGCAGGCCGGTCAGTGCGGACTCGTAGCGGTGTTTCAGTGCGGCCTGATTGTGTTCTGCTGCGGCTGCGCAGTATGTGCTGACGAGTTGGATGACGGCAGCTGTCGCGGTCGCAAGGCTCTGATCTTCGCCCGGTATGACGTCGTCGATCTCGGCTTCGACTTTGCTGTAGAGCTGCGCGAAGTCGAGCGGGACGCCTGCGGCTTCGGCCTGTGCCTTGTCGAAGCGCTCCTGCGCCTGCTCGGGCGTTTCTGCTGCCAGCTCGCGGGCTTCGACTTCGGCCTGCAGGCGTGCAAGCTCCTGCTCGGCGGCGGTGCGTTGTCCCGGCTCTTCGTGCAGCAGTTCGTCGTGCAGCTGAGCCTGTACGGACTCGGGCAGGTCTTCGAATTTCATGGTCATTTGTGGTCATTCCTTGTCATCTCGTCGGCGATCTCTCGCTCGGCTGCGTCGCTGTGGTATTCGCGGTTATGCTGATCGGCCCACGCTTCAGAGTCGTCATAGCACTCGCCGATTTCCCGCTCGCCTTCGTTGCATTCAGGGCAGTATGCGACATAGCGCTCTTGCACTGACGCGAAGCGCTCACGGCGCTGTCGCAGCTCGTCGAGTCGGGCGAGTAGTCCATCGGTCATCGGGCGCGCCTGCGGTAGGGCCGCTTGCTTGTCTTCGGCTTCTGCTTGCGTGTCATGCCTGCGGGTTGTCCTTGATCGCGCGCAGGATCGGCTCGACGGCGGCGTCGATGTCGCGCTGCTGCTTCTCGTCGAGCGTGATACGGATGCCGGGCTCGCGCAGCCGCTCGGCATCGGCGTCGATTTGCAGGCGAAGCCGTTCAGCTGCGGCGTCTTCGTGCTGTTCGAGCGCCTGATCGAGATAGCCCTGCGCCCGCTGCTCAGCTTCGAGCATGGCCTGATCGACGACGCGTGTGTCTGCGAGCTGCTTCGTCAGGTGCTCGATGTGCTCCTGCAGCGTGTCGATCGCTTCTGTGATCGGCTGGCGTGCTTGCTTGATCTTGTAGAGCGCTGCGCGGGCGTCTGCGACGTTGCGCGCTTCTGATGTTGCTGTCATGGCGGTGCTTTCTTGTAGTAACGATTAGTACGAGTACAACGCTATCACGCCCGGCGCCACAGCTGAATTATGACGCGGTGCGGCCCGTTCGGATAGATGCGCCGGGCATCAGGCCCGTCGACCATCTCGTCGCGGTCATCCGGCAGCACGCGAGCATCGACCATACCGTCGACGATCGCCTTCGCAGTCGGCTGCAGGTTCGACGTCTCGCGCTTGCGGTTGTCCGGCCAGCGCACCCAGTAGACCACTCTCGCCCAGCTGAGCGGGTCGATCCCGGCAGCGAGCACAGCGGCTTCGGCGGCGCTGCGCCATATCTGCGTGCGGCGATTCTTCTCGCGCGGGTCGAGCCTGTCATTCGCGCTGATTCGGGTCTTCTGCCAGTCCCACAGCCTGACGTCGATCTCGATCTCGGCGTGATATTCGAGCGGCAGCGGATCAGGCCAGAGCGGCCCGAGCGCTGTGAGCGGTTCTAACGGCTTCGGGGCCGCTTTAGGTAGGGCAGTTCGTTTACGCGGCTTCTGCGCGCTCCTGCCCGCCGCTGCCCGCCGCTGAGTGGTCTTTCGTTGTTTGGCCTGTGGGTTGTTTTGTGGAGTGGTCATTTTCGGCCTTTCGGGCTCGTCGGTTGGCTTCGTATCGGGCGTTTGCGTGTCGGCAGGCGTTGCACTTGCAGAGTCCGCGTTTGTAGCTCGTGTGTCCGTGTGTGATTGCGGGTGTTGGTTCGTAGTCGTCGACGCGGGCGCGGTTTGCTTTGGCTTGTTTGGCTCGGGCGTGTTCGTACATTTCTGCGGTTGCTGCTGCGAGTCGGGCGCGGCCTAGTTCGTAGCTTTCGTATTCGTTCCGCAGTTCGTCTGCTGCGACGCGTTCGGCGATGCCCATTGTGCGCAGGTAGCGCTCTGCGGTGAGTTGGGCTTGCCGCCGTAATTCAATTTTGCCTGCGGCGCTGTTCAACTTCGCGAGCTCAGCTTTCAGGGCGGTGCGGCGGCGTTCGGCGAGTTGGGTCTGCATGCTGCGGATTTCGTTGGTTGCCGTCTGGTATTCGCTGACCGTGAATTGCCTGCGGACGCTCACCGGGCTCGCTCCTGTGCGAGCTGTTGCTCTCGTTTGGCGGCGGCTGCGTGCAGCATGCGGCGGTGTTCGCGGTCGAGTCGGGCTTTCTCTTCTTCGGGGGTCTCCTGCTTCGGCTCTGCGACAAAACGGGACGCGGGCGGTACCTCGGGCTCGGGCGTGCCGGGCGCTTGTGTCGGGACGCCCTGCCGTTCGGCTCCTGCTGCGGTAGCGGATTCGGGATCGTAGCCCGGCGTGTGGTGATGCTGCAGGCTGTCGGCGAGTTCGTTCAGTGCGCCGTCGACAAGTGCGCGGGTGCTCGGCGTCATGCATCGCGTGGCCCCTTGCGGCTCAGCTGCGCGGTTCTTCAGCAGTTCGGCTTGACGCTGCTGCTTGCCTTTGTCGATCTCTCGGGCGAAGCGGTTGCGCCAGTTGCTCGGGTCGTCGTTGGGCGCCTTCGCTGCGGGAGTGTCGAGCTTCGGCTTGCTGAGCAGCCGTGACGCGGTCGGGTCGTTTTCGTTCACGACGGCGTTGAGCCATGCGTCGTCACGTGCGGCCTGCGGTTCAGCTGCGACAGTCTCGATGATGACCGGGCAGACGTGCGGCGGCTTCATCAGGAAAGCTTCGCTCAGCTCTTCGCCCATCATGGCGGCTTCGACGATGCGCTGCACGAACGCCGGGAAGTCTGCCTGCATGCGATTGTCGGCAAGGGCGCCGACGACTTCGTCATGCGTCCAGCCGGGCTGCAGGTCCGTGACGAGACGGGCGAGTGCTTGCGCTTGCGTGCCGGTGAGCTTGTGCATTCTGGCGGTGCTCCATTCTGCGAGATTTTCGTTCCCTCGCGTTACTTAGGTGAGATTCGGATTTTGCCGGGTTTACAGGTTGTCTGTTGTCTGTTGTTTGTTGTCTGTTGTTCACGACCCCCTTCACGAGGGGCTTCACGACCCCCTCGCTTAGCCCCTTCGATAGACCCTTCACGACCCCCTAAACGAGGGGCTGATCGAGCCCCTAAGCGAGCCCCTAAACGAGGGGCTTCGGGAGGGGCTTTTCAAGGGGCTTCGCGAGCCCCTTCGGGAGGGGCTTCGAGAGGGGCTTAGTAGGGTGAGTCTCCCCAGCCGGAAACACTCACGAGCCCGCCGTCATCCTCGATGCTCTGGACCGCAGTGTCTTCGTCGCGCACGTCGATCGGGGTCGTGCGGCGCAGGGCGTCGACCATCTCGGGATGCTCCCAGATACCGGCCTGCGGGTGCTCCTGCTTCAGGCGCAGCAGCTCGAACACGACGACGCTGCGCAGCTTCAGGGATGCCAGCTTGCGCCACGCCTTGATGACAGCGACCATCATGTTTTTGTTGAGCACGACGTCGTCATTGCGGACGTAGGACCGCAGCAGCAGCTCGTCAGTCTCTTCGTCGAGCACGACATACTTCTGCGCCCGCAGTTCATCCATCGCCGCTTCGACGCCTGCGACGTTCATCGTGGGGGAAAGGGCTTGCAGGTGCTTCGGCTTGTAGTCCATCGCCCCGCAGGCGGTCAGGGACTCGCTGCCGACGAGCGACCAGTAGAGCCATTGCGCCGTGTGGGACAGGCCGCGCCAATCAGGATCGCTCTGTGCGCTCAGCTTGATCTTGCCGAATGTTCTCATGCCTGCAGCCTTTTCAGGATCGCCCTGATCGCGCCCTCGGTGCGTCCGACGTGCTTCGCGATCTCGACGTTCGTCATGCCTGACAGGTGCGCATCGAGCACTGCCTGCTCGAAGTCCTCGCGCGTCCTGACGACTGCGTTCGCTGCCGTGTTGAGATGTTCGGATAGTTCGCTCACCTGCTCCCCAGCTGGCGGGTGTTCGGTACTCATTGTAAGGCTGTCCTGACTACTTGACGGGTACTTGACGGGTACTTGACGGGTACTTGATTCGGCCCGGTTCGACTACTTGGTTCGTAATCCGTTTCGACGAGTACAGGGACGACATTACTCGTAACCAATTGCGTTTACAAACTACTCGGCGTGTCCCGCGTGTCGCGTACGTCACACCTGCCACACGCACAAAAGCGCCCCGTCGACCATTGCTGATCGACGGGGCGCTTGTCCCGTTATTGTGGTGCAGCTGAGCTAGAAAGGCGGTTCGGAGTCCGGCCCATTCCCCCAGTTTCCCGAGTTGGCTTGCGCTGCCCATGGATCGCCGCCCTGCTGCCCTCCCTGCGCCATACTGCCGCCAGCGTACTGCCCGCCGCCATTGCCGCCGCCGAAGCCGCCAGCGCCCTGCGCAGCGCCCTGCTGACCGCCGCCAGCGAAGCCGCCGCCGTTGTTGTTGCCATTGCCGCGCTGTACGCGCTTCAGCTGCGCCGTCATCCATCGCAGCGACGGGCCGATGCTGTCGACTTCGAGCTCGATAACGGTGCGCTTCTCGCCCTCTTTCGTCTCGTAGCTGCGCGACTTCAGCCTGCCGACCGCGATGACTTCCATGCCCTTCAGTAGGGACTCGGCGACATTCTCGGCAGTCTCGCGCCATACCGCCGCGCGCAGAAACAGCGTCTCGCCGTCTTTCCATTCGTTCGCCTGCCGGTCGAACGTGCGGGGCGTGCTCGCTATCGTGAAGTTCGCGACCGCGCTGCCGGACGGCGTAAACCGCAGCTCGGGATCGTTCGTAAGGTTTCCGATCACGGTGATCGTTGTCTCGCCTGCCATATTGGCTTACTGCTTTCTCTTGTAGCTGCGCGGTGCTCGGATCGGCCCGCCCACGTGTGCCCAGCCGCGCCCGGTGATGACGCGGCTGACGACAGTTTTCGAGACGCCGAACTGTGCGACCAGTTCGCGCCCGGTGGCCCCTGATGCTGCTGCTTCGCGCATGCGCAGGACGTCGTCAGGCGTAAGCACTGCTGCCACCTGATCGACGCCCCGCACATAGCGGCCTTCCCTCTTAGTCATCGAAGCGCGGATCGTAGTCAGCTGGCGGCTGCTCGCCTTCGTCGACGAGTGCCGCATTCTCGCCCCGCTCGTCGAAGTCGACGCCCTTCGCGACCTGCGCAAGGTCGGCGTTAGGGGCCGCGTCGACGCGTACCGTCTCGTCGGCGATGACCGCGAGCTGCATCTGCGTCGTGCGCGGCATCCACTTGAACAGCTTGCGCACGACCGTCTTCAGCGCCATGCTGTCGAAGTGCTGCACCCACGGCCCGACGATGCGCCCGTCGCGGGTCTTCGCCATTGCAAACTTCTGCATGTGCTCTTTCGCGTCTTCTACAGACATCCATTCGAAGACGGGCCGGTCGCTGCCGCGCCGGTAGAACTTCGCGTAATACCCGATCGGCTCGCCACGTCCTGACATCGCCGGGACGTGCGTCAGCTTGTCTGTGCCGTAGTCGACCCTGAACTCGTCGTTAGCGTAGACGATGCGGGCGACAGTGCCTTCGACTTCGTTCGAGCGGTTCGCCAGTTCGAGCATGCCCTGATACCCGAGAATGAACTGCGCTTGACCCTTGAACGGGATCACGTACGCGTGGCCCAGTGCGCCGACGCCGGGACGCAGGCCCAGCTGCGCGCAGGTCATCAGCGAGCCGAACAGCGAAGCCCGGTCGCATTCGAGCAGCTTCGGCGTCTGCCGGATGACCGTCAGCGCGTCACGGACCAGCTGCACGGCTTCGGCGCCGCGTGGCATCGCCATTTGAAACTGTGGTTGCATCTCTTTGAGCAGTTGGTCGATGCTCTTCTCGTTGCCCTGCTGCTGTACTGCCTGACCTTGTGCGCGCTGCGCGAGTCCGTTCGCCATGATTATTTGCTCTCTTTCTTCTTCGGTGCATCCCGCAGAACGCGGGCGCGGTATTCGGTGTGCAGCTCAGGCTCGGCTGCTTTCAGCAGGTTCGGGTCGAAGACTGTCTTAGCTACGCTGTACTGCTCGACCTTGTCGGGGTGATCTGTGGCGAATTTCTTCGCCGCGAACGTGCCGTTATTCACGAGCGTCTTGACGAGCTCGCCTTCATGGTTGCGCAGCGCTTGCGCCGTGCCGAAGATCGCCCTGATCTCGGCTTGCACGCGAGCCTCTTCGAGCGAGTCAGCCTTCTGCGATTCCTTCAGTTTCTTCAGCTCGACGTCAAGCGCGGACAGCTTGAACAGCTCGTCGATCGTCAGGGTGCGGTCGTGGTCTTCGATGCCGCGCCGGTACAGGCTCTTGACCTCTTCGAGCGACGTTGACGTCATCGCAGGCGGCACCTGCTGCAGCACGTTGTCGTTCCAAAAGCGGTCGACGACGTCGAGAATGATCTTGATCAGCTCATTGTCGCGTTCGACGCGGCGCACCCTGAAGTCGCGCCCGTCGATCAGGCCGACGACCCAAGCGTGCGAGCGGCCCGTAACGTACATGCTCCAAGCGACCTGCAGCTCGGCGTGATCGCTGACCTGCTCGTCTTCCCACTCGTCAGCTGTCCAGCTCTGCAGTGTCTTGGATTCGAAGACGCCGCCGTCGCTGACGAGCCCGTCGACCGTGATCTGTGCATAGTCGCGCTCTTTCGAGCGGTGCAGCCCAGCCGAGCGGACTTGCAGGCCGGTGTCTTCGACGAACGCCGTGCGCATGGCCTTTTCGAGCAGCAGCCCCCAGCGCATCGCGGCGTTCTGCTTCACTTCGGGCGAGAGTCCGAGCTTGTCGTTGTAGACGCCCCATGCTGATTTCCACTTGTTCAGGCCCATGATTGCGCTGATGTCCGAGCCGCCGACGCCTTTCGTGCGTTCGGCAAGCCACAGCTCGCGGGGCGCGTTGGCGGGCAGGATCAGCTTCGAGCCCGGCGTGCGGTAGTTGACGCTCATGCGGGTGAACCGCCGAACGCTACGAAGCCGACAGCGACGGCTGCGACGGGTGCGAACAGGCTGAGGGCGGTCAGGATTTCTTTGACGTATTCGCCGCGCTCGGTGAGCACGATCGGCTGCTTAGGCAAGGTGTTTTCTCCTGTGTTGGCGGTGTGGTCGGTCGTTCGAACCGATAGAACAACAGTAGCCCATATTCAACACAGTTTCAAAACGCTGACAAGGCGTGTTGTATCCTGATCTTGTCATCTTCTCCTGTGGATAGACTCGCAATCTGGCGGTTGCTGAAAAGGGCGGTTCGTTTCTAAATACGAACCGCCCTTTTCTTATGCTTCGAGCACTACGCCGAGCGTGTCATGCTTCGCCCACGTGACGGCCTTCTGATCCTTCTCATTCCATGAGACGCCCGCCGCAGCCATGAAGCTATCCCACGTCGCCACGGCGTTCTGAGCGATCACGTTATGCCCGGCAGGGATGACGCCTGTCGCCCGCACATTGTTCGCCAGCGTCACAAGGTTGCCGCCCGGCACTTCAGCCGCACGCACGAGCAGCACGATCGTATGCGGGGTGATTGACGACGGCAGCACCGTCACCTGCTTTTCGTCCGTCAGAAAGCGCTTCGTCGCTTCAGCGATCGAGCTGCGCGTGCCAATCGCCGGACGTCCGCCCGCCGTGATCTCGATCAGCGCCGCGCGCAGGTCCGTCAGTGAGACGGCCCGCTGCGTCTCGGACAGCCCGAGCAGCTGCGCCAGCCACCGCAGGGCCGCGTCAGGCGTCTTACTCAGGTCGGTCAGCTCGTTGTTCCATATCGCGTCGGACAGGTCGCGCATCTCGCCCGCCAGTGCGCCGACGCCGTTCAGCCAGCGCAGCAGCGGGAAGTAACCTTCGCCGGGGTCTTGCACGGCGTCGGCCATGCGGTGCGCATTCGGGAGCGAGCCCCATAGTTTGCGCGTCCAGCTGTGCAGCAGGTCGAGACGGTCGACGCGGTACGCTGTCGAGTTCGCCGGGGCGCCCGTCCATCCGTAGATGTACTTCGCGTCTGCGGGAGTGTCGCCGGACCAGAACGGCGCGGCAAGCCATTCGCGAATCTGTTCGGGGTCGTTGCCGACGTGCGCGCGGATCGAGTCGGCCCACATGCGCTTACCGGCAGGCACGACGGTCGCGATGTCGTTGCCATTCCTGAACTGCAGATACAGCGCAGCTGAGACAGTCCCGGCAGGCGCCTGCGCGATGATCTCGGGATACCCGCCAGCGTAGAACGGCGTCGCAGTGTACGGCGTCGATGTGTTCAAGATCGAAGCGCCCGCTTCGTCGCGCCAGCTGATCTGCAGCCGGGTCTGATAATTGAAGTTCTCAGTCGCGACGAACGCCTTGAATCCGATCCACTGCCCCGGCTGAATCTTCGGGCGCAGCGTTGCCGAGACGAGCGACAGGACCGGCGAGACGCTTGTGCCGTCCGAGACGACTTGAACGATTTTCGTGCCGTCCTGCGCCATTTGCGGGAACGACCCAGTGACCGACGCCGTTGCGTTGCTCAGCTGCCACGGCGTGTAAGTCCAGTCTTCGAACGTCGAGTTTCGAATCTCGTTGATTACGGTGACCATCAGTTCACCGTCACATTGATCGTGCCGATCGTCGGCAGCGGCGCCTTACCGGCCAGCGCGATCGTCGCCGGGACGCTCGTCACCTGCTTGACGCCGCCAGCGTTGCCGACGACGCTAATCATGCTGAACTGCTCGACCGTCGAATCCCACGGCCACGTGACCGGCGAGAGCCATTCGCGCAGCGCCGCTTCGACGTTCGCCTTGACCTCGACAGCGGACTGCCCGACGTCGGCCTTGACGGTGACGTTCAGGTTCACTGTCGTGTACGTCGGGGCGATCACGTGAACGATCAGGGACGCGAGCGCCTGCGCTTCGAGCCAATTCTCGATGTCCGTCATGACGGGCGCGCTGACCGTCTGCCCTGTGGTGTTCGCGACGGCGACCGTGACGTGACCGAACTGCGGCGAGCCCGGCACTGCGGGATTGTAGTTATCGAACGCCTTCGCCCTGCCGACTTCGGCGCGGGTGAGTGCGGCGTATTCGAATTGCTCGGTGCCGACAAGCGTCGATACCTGCCGGGCGAATGTCGAAGCTGCGCGGGCAGTGAATGACCCGTCTGACTCCGTGCCGCTGCCGCCGCTGATCGGCAGGGACAGCACGGACGACTCGACGAACGGCAGTGAGCCGACGACGCTGACAGACGTCCCTGCCGGGATGCCGTTTGCCGTCTCGCCGACGTACTCGGCGACGACGTTCACTTCGCCTGTCAGCGACTCAGATGTGATGATCTGCAGCTCTTCAGTCGTGAGCAGGTCGACCGTCTCGCCCGTCGAGCTGACGACAAGGCGCAGCCGCGAGCCGAGCGGGATGATCTGCGTCGGGTTGCTGTTCGTGACCGTGAACTGCACGCGGCCCGACGCCGGGGTGCCCTGCGAGCGCATCACGCCGTACAGTCCGGCGACGCCCTCGATGACCCTGTCGCCGAGCATCTGCAGCGCCATGACTTCCGGCCCGAGCATCAGCGCGAGCGCCTGCAGCAGCACGACTTCCGTGTTGCCCTGCTGCGGTTGCCAGTTCGGCAGGACCGACTGAATATGTGCGACGGCGGCATCGACTAGATCGGACTCCGTCCCGTACTGCAGCAGCCGCAGCGTCTCGATCTCGGGCGCGTCTACCGGCTGATCAACCATTGTTCGTTACTCCTAGTGCGTTCTCGTATGCCCATGCGATGCTTGCGACGCTCTGCGTGTCGCTGAAAGGTGTCATTTCGACGGCGGTGACTCTAACCCCTGACGGCCCGAACGTGGACAGCCCGGCCTGCACGTCGCCGATATGCAGCGCCGCGAACGTCGGGTCGGGTACGCCATACTCGGGCGACATCGGGCATTCGCCGATGTTCGTGAGCACGAGTTTCGCGATGTGCTCGTCGACGTACGCGTCGGAACCATCGGCGACGGTCGCGATAGCGCCTGTCGTATCGAGTCGGAAAGGAAAAGAAAGCACGCCGTCAGCCATGAATCAATCATGCCCTGACGGCGTGCTCTCTTGTGGGACCGCTAAGGTCTATCCATTTTCCCCGCTAGAAGAGTGCCCAGACTATCAGCCCGCGACCGTGCGCTCGATCTCTGCGGCCTTGTTGTCCGGCGCGAGCCACTTCATGTACTTGCGCGCGAACTCGACAGCCTTCGGCAGCGCCATGAGACGAGCGAGCAGCGCAGCTACGCCGGTAATCAGTGCGGCGACGCCGAGCAGCGCGACGCGCACACTGTCGGGCAGCACAGCGCCGAACTGATCGAGCACGAGCTGCAGCACTTCCGGCACGAGAGCCGCGAACGCGATGAACGCGGGAATGCCGACCTGCACGAACGTGCGCAGCGTCGTCTTCCACGGATGGATTGTCTGCGCAGCTGGCGCATTCTTTTCGACGATGACGCCCTCAACGGGGACGCCGATCTCGTAACGGCCCATTTACTTCGATTCCTTTCGGGTCTTGTAGAGATCAAGCAGCCAGTCGTTATAGCTGCGGATCGCCTTTTCCTGATCAGCGGTGACGGCGCTGTCGGGCTCGGTCTTGCCCGGCACTTCAGGCTTCTCGTCGACGATGCTGAAGCGTTCGAGCGGAATGTTCGTGCCGCAGCTCGTCGACGCGCCGGGAACCTCCTTGTGACGCTTCAGCTTCAGCGTGTAGCCCATCGTGTCGCGCCACTCGCGCTGGAACTGCTTCACGAGCTCGATCGTCGCGTCGTCAGGGTTCGGCGGCACTTCGACGCTCAGCCAGTCATTGCCGCCCTGCCCGGCGTGGAACGCCCGGTCAACAGTGTCGACGGCGGAAATGAAGTGCGGCGCCTGCGCCACGAAGTGAGCCGACGACGGCGCAGCCGGGCGCGGGGTCGCGAACCAATTCGTTGCACTGCCGACCCAGTCGCCGTTAGCCGGGGCGCGGCTCGGGTCGTCGATCTGATGCACGACCAGATACTCGGGACGCGGCCCGAAGTTGCCGCGCTGCATGTTCTCGATCGCGGCAGGCTTGACGCCCGTCGATGTCTTCCAGCGCTTCGCGAAACTGTACTTATCCGCCAGCGGCGGCAGCGGCGCGGGAGTCGTCGGGAAATACTTTTCCGTCAGATTCGGCAGCGCCCCGGCGAGCGGGTTCTCGAACGCGGGCGAGTACATGAAGCCGGACGCGCCCACGAACCAACCGTCAGAGCTGTCGGCGCCGTATGGGCGGGTGCCGTGGACGTAGCCGTCGAACTGCACGACGTCGCCAGCCTTGAACGTCGCGACGACCGCAGCATTCTTGTCAGGCTGCTTGCGCAGCACGGCGCCGTCAGGGCCGACGCGGCGCTGCTTCGGGTTCAGTGCGGGCGGCGGCGGCGGCGTCAGGTTCGGCAGGTCGCCCGCGTACGGGTTCGTGAACGCCGTCGAGTGGAAATAGGTACCACTGAACGCGCCGACGAACCAGCCGCCCTCGCTGTTCGTGACGTAGCCCTTCAGGGTGAGAATGTCGCCCTGCGTGAACACGCGCCCGATGCTCGCCGACGTCGACGGCTCAGCCCGCTCGTTGACGCCTGCGGGGCCGACCTCGCGCTGATTGGACTGCAGCGGGTTGTCGAGCGGCACATTCGGGCGCAGCCAGCCCAGCGACGGGCCGGTGCCCGGCTGATCATAGAGCAGCCAGCCAGTGAATGCAGGCACCTGCGTGAAGCCGTCCTGCTGCAGCACGAGCACGCGGTTCGCTTCGGCCCGCAGCACGACAGCGACGTGCCCGTACGGGTTCAGGCTGTCGCCGTCCCATACGATAATGTCGCCCCGCTGTGGGATGCTGTTGACGTCTCCGACGATGTTCGGAATCCACGTGACGTACTGATTGTTCCGGCCCTTGAAGTCTCGGGCGCCGTTGACCGCTCCGACCGACCCGCGCCAGCCTACGCCGGGAAAGATCGCGTCAGCGTAATCGTCGGCGACGTCGACGCACTGCAGCCCATAGGCGTTATCGGGATTGATGCGACGACCGACCGCCGCATTCATCCATGCTTCTTGTACGGCATTAGTTGCCATTGTTCAGCTCTTTCTCTTTGGTGGTTTCAGCACGGCGCAGCCGCTCAGCTCGCGCGTGCCGCTGTGACTTGTAAAAGGTGCCGGTGATCAGCCAGTACGCCGCGACGAGTCCCGCGATTAGCACGTTGAAAAAGAAAATGCGCAGTTCCCGATCTTCGATCATTCGCGAGAAAAGCCAATACACAATGAGCGCGTCGAACGCCCACAGCTGATACAGGAACACGCGGCCCGAAGGGTACTGCCGCCAGCGCGCCCGGCGCATGTAGTAGATCGTCAGCACGGCGAGCGAGCTCATTAGCACGATCAGCAGCACCACCGTGACCGACTGATGCGCGGACAGCGCGAACGTCGACGCCGCAAGCAGCATGACCCCCAGACCGATCGCGATTTCTTTCTTCATTACACTCCTTTGAAAACATGGTCGAGATTGCGGGTCCAGTGATTCTCTTCGCGAATAACCCGCTGTCGCGCGCCGACAATTGATGACTCTTTATGCAGCTCGTGAACGACGGCTTTCAGCTCTTCAGCCTGCGCAAGCGCCGACGCCGACGCCCGCTTATCCTCGTCAGTGACAACGTACTTATTCCAGCCGAACACCCTGCCGAGAAAAGCGATCATTCGCCGACCCCAATCTCTGCATCAGTCTTTTCCTTGACCGACGTCATGACCTTGTCCATACTCTTGCCCACTTCCAGAATTTCCGGCAGGGCAGTGCTGATCATGCCAACTGACCCAGTCAGCGACTCGGCGGTGTTCCGCCAGCGGTCGCGCTCAGCCTTGATCTCGTTGTAATAGATCTTCGGGACAAGGAAACGGCCGGTCAGGATCGAGACGACGACGAGCCCCACGATCGCCCACGGCGTCAGGTCCGTGCCGACCCATGCGGGAATATCCGACAGCATCAGGCGCCCTTCAGTTCTGCGACGTCGCTCTGCAGCTGCTTGATCAGTTCGCCCTGCTGCTTCGCGAAGCTCCAAAGGGCATTCACCATCAGCTGCTCGTTGATCGTCTGCACGTGCTCGCGGGTCTGCTCTGCGGCGTCTTCAGTGTCGAAGCTGACATACTCTTTCAGCCCGGCGTCGAAGACGTGCTCGGCGATGAAGTTCACGCGCTCATGCGCAGCTGCGCCATTCTTCGCGACGTCGTCTTTGTACTTGAACCGCTTCGGCGTGATCTCGTCGAGCACGGACAGCGGCACGACGTAGTCGACGATGTCGGTCTTGAACTTCTCAGATGACAGGTTGTAACCGATGCCGCCAGTGCTGTTGATCCAGACGGCCCGGTACTGCCCCGTCGTGGCGGCGTTCGTGTTGTAGATTGTCGGCGCTTCGACGACGCCGTTGTCGTAGAACGTCATCCATGACCCGACGTTAGGCGAGCGGATCGCGCGCGCCGTCGCGGTCGTCGAGATCGCAGCCGTGAACGATGCGACGTCAAGCTTGCCAGCGCGGGCGGCGTTCATCTGCTCGTCGACGTAGAACTTATTCGCGCCGTGCGTGTCAGCTGTCGGGCGATTGATGTTGATGTTGCCGAAGCCGTCACGCATGACGATGTTGTTGAGCGCGTAAGCGGTCGTGGCATCGTACAGCAGCGAATAAGCCGCCGACGTCATCAGGCCCGTCTGCGTCCGCGAAGCGTTCGGGACGCCCGTCAGGTCGGTCCATGTGTGCGAGTGCGCTGACGGGGCGAACGTGGCGGGCTTGTCGGTCAGGTCTGCCCAAAGGTGAGTGTGCGCGGACGGCTCGAACGTCGTCGGCTTGCCGCTCACGGTGGCCCACGTTGACGGCATCGTCGCGGGCTTGCCCGCAACGCTTGCCCAGTCGGTCGCGAAGATCGTCGGCTTGCCGCTCACGGTGGCCCACGTCGACGGCATCGTCGCGGGAATGTTCGCCAGCGTTCCCCAGTCCGACGCGTACGTCGCAGGCTTGCCGCTGATGTCCGCCCACGGGTGCGTGTGCGAGCTAGGCGCGCGGGTCGCGATCTGCGTGTCGACGTAGCTCTTGTTTGCGATGTCTGCGGCCACGGACGGGTTGACGACCTGCGCGCGGCCTGCCGCGTCGAGCTTGACGAGCGTCGACGGCGTCGCGGCAGATGACGCACCATCGAGCAGCACCCTGTCAACAGCTGCGATGATGCCCGCCGCCGATGTAGTCGCGAGCGGCAGGCGCGCAACAGTGAGCACGCCTGAAGTGATGTCGGCGGCGGTGTGCGCGTGCGACGTGTTCGCCTTCGTGGCGACCTGCGCGTCGACGTACGTCTTGTTTGTGATGTCCCCACCAGCAGCCGGGGCCGCAACCTGCGAGCGTCCCGAGCCGTCGAGCTTCATCAGACTGTTCGGCGTTGACGTCGCAGATGCGGTGTTGATCAGCGCCTTGTCGGTCGCTGGCATCGCGCCGTCAGCCGACGCTGTCGCGAGCGGCAGGTTGTGCGTGTGATCGGCGCGGGCGGATCGGGCGGACGTGCCTTCAGTGCCAGCTGTCGCCGGGACGATGACGCTACCGGCGCCGCCGCCGCCGTTCGTGGTGACCTCTTGCCAGCTCGAACCGTTGTCATAGAACAGCCGCGACGCTGTCGTGTCCCAGTTGAAAGTACCCTGCTTGCCAGCGGCGGGGCGCAGCGCGGTCGTGCTCTGCGACGTCCGAGCGGCCTGTGTGTCGATCAGGTTCATGAGGGCGTTGAACTCGTCGCGGTTCGGGTGCGGGTCGGTGCCCGCGCCGTAGACCTTGAAGCCGAAGCGCCCAGTCGTCGTAATAGCCATGAAGCCAGTCTGTCGGCTCGACACGCCCCGTTGTGGGACGCGTCGAGTGTCCGACTAACTCAGTTGATGAAGTAGATGCCTTCCACTGAGATGTACGTCACGGCGCCCGAGCCGACGAAGTACAGCGTGCCGTCAGGGTAGACGACGCAGAACGTCGAGCCAACGATCGACGACTGGAAAGTCGACGTCAGCCACCGCTGCTCAGCCGGGCGATACCCTGCAGGCACGACGCCGAAGTTCGTGCCGAGAGAGCCCGACTTGATGAATCCCTTGATGTTGACAATGTTGCCGATCTTGCGCACTTGCAGCGTCGCGTGCGGCCCGGCGTCGTAGTTGACCCACGGCGCAGTCAGCGTGCAGTTGACCCATCCCGAGTCTGCGACGAGCCCGTCAGCGTACGCCTTCGTCGCGATGTCTGCCGCAGCTGCGGGAGTGGCAACCTGTGCGCGCCCGAAGCCGTCGAGCTTCACAAGCGTGTTCGCCGTGGCAGCAGCCGACGCCGCGTTCAACATCGTCTTGTCAGCAGCGGACAGCGCACCCTGCGCCGACGTCGTCGCGGCGGGCAGGCGGGCCGGGTCGAACGTGCCGCTCGTGACGTCCGCAGCCGCGTGCGTGTGCGCGGTGTTCGCCTTGCCGTTCAGCGCCGTCTGCGTCGCCGTGCTGACAGGCTTCGCTAGGTCGCTCGTGTTGTCGACGCTGCCGAGCCCGACGTCGGCCTTGACGAGCACGACGAGCCCTGTCTTGCCAGCGACAGACTGCACTTGCCCCGCCGCCATGATCTCTTTCCAGTTCGACAGGGTGCCCGGCGCGTCGGCGCTGAGCACGTACGTCAAGCCGTTGTCTGACCGGATCGCCATATCGCCGCGCTGCGCGGTGAGCGCCAGCATCTCGGCCTGCGTCGCGGGCGTAAAGACGTCATTGACTGCCAGCGGCGGCAGCTGCGCCGTGCTCAGGGTGCCTGTCACTTCAGCAAACGACGGGAACCAGTTACCGGCCTTCGCGGTCGTGCCGGTCGTGCCGATGACGAGCGAGCTCGTGCCCGCCCCGGTCAGGGTTCGCACGGCGGCAGCGTCGGCGGCGGTCAGGATCGAGCGCCCGATCGTCGTGCTGCCGGTGATGTCCGTCGCGGCGTGCGAGTGTGACGCGGCTGCGCGGGTTGCGATCTGCCCGTCGACGTAACCCATCGTCGCGGCGTCGTCGGACGCTGCAGGCGTGGCGAACTTCGCGCGGCCCGACGCGTCACGTAGCACAAGCGTGCTACCAGTCGCCGCCGTCGCTGCCGCGTCGAGTTTCGCCTTGTCGCTCGGGCTCATGAAGCCAGCGACAGCCGCCGTCGCGTTCGCGTGGATATGGCTTGCCTGTGCTACTTCATTCCAGCCACCCCACGCCCCGGTGCTGTACTTCGCCCGCCAGAAGACGCGCGTCGTCGCGTTGTACGTGACGTACCACTGATACAGGAACGTCGAGCCGACAGCCATGACCGTCAGCCAGCCCGCGAGCCCGATCGGGTAATTCAAGCTCGTGTTCGCGGTCGCGTTCAAGCTTTGGTGGTAGTTGCCGCTCGTCACATAGTCGTTCAGGTCGTGCGTCGTCGACGGCAGGATGACGGGCGTTTTCTCCATGCGGGCGGCGTCGCCTGCGTCGACGTAGCTCTTGCGCGTCGCAGCGTTCGCCGCCGTCTGCACGTTGCCGAGATACGCTTCGTTCACGATGATCGAGCCAGTCAGGCCGCGCCGCACGATCGTGTCATTGCCGCCCGTCACTGAGCCGAGCGCGTCGGCGTACGCCTTCGTGACCGCGTGCTTCGGGTTCGTCGGCGGGTTGTCGATCAGCACGTCTGTGAAGCGGGCATCTCCGATCACGAGCCCGTCAGCTGAGACAGCGGCGAGCACGACAAGGTCTTCGACGCGGCCCTCGACGGCGCCGACGATTACGCTCGCCCCGATCGCCAGATTGCGCACGAGTGCAGGGTAACGCCCGATCGGGTTGTCGCCGCCGAGATGCGGCACGACAAGGTTCACAGTCCCGTCGCTGTAAACCTCCGCGACGTAGCCGCGCCACAGCTCAGACGTGCGGCCCGTCCCTGACGGCGAAGTGCTGCGGCCCTGCCGTACGACGGCCCGGCTCATGCCGTCGCCCCGTCCAGCAGGCGCACGCCCGGCAGTCGGTACGCGTCGACGTAGCGGTTAGCGCTCGGCTCGGTGACGACGCACAAGCGCGGCCCGCGAGACTCGACAGTGCTGCCGTTGCCGATCGTAAGCGCCATGCGCCCGTCTGACAGCCTTAGGGCGGTCCCGGCGACACTCAGGTCGACCGGGCGGCGCTGCGTGCGCACAGACAGCAGCGCGAGCGCGTCAGCGTCCCTGTACGGCAAGCTCAGCCCCTCAACCGCCATGGCGCGCCCGATCGCTTCGGCGACCTCTAGGCGCGGCCCCTTCTCGTTCGCAAGCATGCCGTCGACGTCATCGCCGGACAGCACGACGTGAGTCGCCACGCGCAACACGCGCGTGACGATCAGCCGAAACCATACGTTCATTGCTACTTCCATTTCTTAGGTCGTAGATAGCCTTGCAGACCTGACTTCGTAATAGCCATTTGACGGGCCGGGCCGGGATTCTGGCTGATCGTCAGGACGCTCGGCCCCTGATCGGCGAGCACGATCGCGACGTGCCCGTAACCGCCGCCCATAGCAGGCCCCCAGCATGCAATGTCACCCTTCTGAGCGCGGGCGCCGGAACCAATCTGCGTGTACGCGCCCGAGCGTCCACCGTTCGCGAACCAGTCGCGACCGTTGCCGCTGATGCCGGGACCGCCGACGACGTTGCGGTTGTAGCTGATCGCGACGTCGACGCACTGCGCGCCGAAAGCGCCGTCCATATCAATAGCCCGGCCACTGACCGATGAAGCCCAGCGGTCGACTGCAGCGGCCAGCCCTGACGGCGCCGACGTCGTCGCCCCGCCGCTGCCGACTGAGCTGCTGACGGGCTTCGTAGCGGTCGGCGGGTTGTCCTCGCGGGGCGGCTCGATCTTCGGGTCGATCGGGCGCTGACAGCTCGCCACCACCACGCCCGCGACCGTCATCGGAAAGTCGACAGACCGGATGATCCAGACGCCGCCCATCCTGCCGACGCCACCACCGGCCAGCCGCACCGTATCGCCGGGCCGGGCAGTGTCCGCATCCTTCGCGATCAGGCGCAGCGTCAGCGTCTCTTCGACTTCATCGCCGGGACTGTCCGAGTATTCCGGCATTCCCTGCATGCCGATGTTGTAGCTGCTCCAATTGTCCCAGTGCAGCGGCCACTCTTTATGCTCCCATTGCGTCGAGACGAGCCACGACGGGCGGGCGAAGACAAGCGTGCTGCCGTACTCGAAAAGCCATGTGCCCGTTTCGCGGCTCACCTGTGTTAACACGTCCCACGTGCTTTCGCCCTTGTCGCCGTCTTCGGGCGCCTTGCGCACGATCGTCTTATTGCCGAGCCCCGGCTGCACGATGTGACTCATGCCCAGCTGCGCCGCAATTGCCCGCACCCAGCCCGCGACGTCGACGTTGCCCCAGCTGTACGCGCCCGTCTGCCCGCGCAGGGTCGTGACGAACTTACTCGGCGCCTTGATCGTCAGCTGCGGCCCGGCGTTGCCCGGCTTGAACGTCTCGCCGTCGCTGACGAGATGCCAGTCGCCATAGCGGATCGACGCCCCGCGAGCGAGCACGCCCGAGCGGAATATCTGCGCGTCGTGCGTGTCCTCGAACGTGAGTGACATCTGCGTAACCTGATCTACCGCGAAGCTGAGCGACGCTTTCGTGCAGGCGTTGCGCAGCTGCGACGTCAGCCCCTTGCCGGTGACCGTGATTTCCTTCAGCTTCGTATCGTCAAGAGTCGCCGCCATTATGCAGGCACCTTGAACACTTGACCGGGAAAGATCAGGTTCGGGTTGCCGCCGACGACGCCCCGGTTCATGTTGTAGATTTCCGGCCAGCGCGCACCGTTGCCCAGATAGCGGGCGGCGATGCCCCATAGCGTGTCGCCCGGCACGACGCGATGCTCGCGCACGTTGCCGCCGATCGGTCGGGCAGCGGGCGGCGGCGGTGGTGGTGGCACGACCTTGCTGATGTTGATCTCGACATCGACGGCTTCTTCGAGCTCCCAGTCAAGGGCGATGCGGGACGCTTGGTTATTGCTGCTCAGCTGCGTCACGGACACCTTCAGCCCCTTGATGTACCACCAAACGGCCTGCTGAAACTCGACACTGCCAGAGTTGAACCGCACCCGCGTGCCGTCCCGCCCGAGCTTCACAAGCTGCGCCGCGATGTGCTCGATCGACTGCGTGTGATCCAGCGAATAGACGCTGCTCGTGAAGCTGAGCGTCGCCAGCCCGTCGCCTACCTTGCGCGTGATCGTCTTGTATCCCTCGCGGTCGACCTGACCGAAGCGGGCGACGTTCGAGTAATCGAACTTCGGCGGCGTCGAGTACATGCTGACGCGGCCACCGTCCGGCTTGACGACGACCATCGTGTGCGCCGACGTCGACCGGGCGACCAGTACCGCAACCATCAGTAACTCCTCTTATCTGCTTCGTCGAGCACGTCTTCGATGACGTCTTTGATCTTCTCGATGTCCTCATCGGTGATGCCGTCATTCGCGACGACCGTAATCTGCACGGCGCCCTTCTCTATCAGCACCGTCGACCCGCCGCCGCCGCTGCCGCCCGTCGTGCGGGAGTAGCCCGAAGTCAGGTCAGGACCGCCGCCAGCGGTGCGCCCGCTCGACGCGATGCGGTTCGCCGCCATGATGCGGTCAGGGCCGATCGCCCGCGTAAGCTCAGGCACGAGCACCGACTCGCCCTTCGACAGCACAGCCGGGATCGTGTCACGGCCCGGCGCGTAACCGCCAAGCACCGTACCGCCGCCCGCGTACCCTGCGACGCCGCCGCCCGAGTACGTGCCGCCGCCGCTGTTCTTCGGGATGCCGAGCATATCCTGCAGCCCGCCCATCGGGTTGCTCATGAAGTCGCCGACGTTTTTCGCTACATCGCCGATGATTTTGCCGATGCCCTCGAACAGTGAACCGACCCACTTGATAGCTTCGCCGAGCGGCCCCTTTAGGAATGTCACGAGCTCGACGAAGCCGTCGAGCAGGAACTCGATGATTGGCATCAGCAGCTTGATCGCGGCGCCGAGCACGGTCGACAGGATCGTCGCGAGCAGCTGCACGATAGGCATCAGCGGCGTGATGACCTGCATCGCCAGATTCAGCAGCAGCGAGACGATTTCCATGACGGGCGGGATCAGCGGCGCCACAGCCCCGAGCAGCTGCCCGAAGATCGGCACAAGGATCGACAGCAGCGACATCAGGGGCGGCAGCACGGCGGCGATCAGCTGCATGAAGACCGGCAGCAGTTGCGTCGCGACGGTCGTCACGATCGGCATCACGGCCATGAGAATTTGAATCAGGATCGGCACGAGCGAGCTGAACAGCTGCGCCACAATCGGCAGCACGGTCGTCGTCAGCTGAGTGAAGACCGGCATCAGGGACGTCACCAAAGTGACGCCCAGATTCAACAGGGTGCCGAGCAGCTGATTCACTGCGGCGCGGAAAGGCTCGCTCGTGCTGTACGCGTAGATCAGCAGACCGGCGATCAGGCCGATCGGCCCGAGCAGGAATTTCAGGGCGCCGCCCAGCTGACCCACAACGCCGGACAGTCCGCCGAACATGCCCAGCAGGGGCGACAGGATCGGCATGAATTTGCCGAAGCTCGCGAGCAGCAGGCCGACGCCGCCAGCGATGCCCAGCCATGCGCCCGGCCCCAAGCTGTGCAAGGTCGAGCCGATCTTTTCCATGACGCCGACGAAGCCGTCGCTTGTCACGTCCCCATTGGCAAGTGACGCGAAGAAAGCCGCGACGCCCATGCGGGCATGCGCGACCACAATGCCGATGCGCTCGAACACGCCAGCGACGCCGTCAGACGTCACGCCGTCATGCGGTGCTGCCATGGCGCCACGGAACGCCCGCACGCTGCCGATAGCTTCAGCGAGCACCTTCGTCGTGCCCGGCCCGAATCCAAGCGCTGCGGCGATGTCCTGCGACCTGCCACCGCTGGCGGCGACCTCTTTCGCGGCGTTGATCTTGTCGATGAAAGCTGAGATGCCGTTGACGGCGCCGAGAGCCTTCAGCCGGGCGGCGTTGAACGCCGGGGCGAGCAGGGCGCCCATCTTCGCCGACAGGTTCGTCTGAGCCACGTTCAGGCGCTTCGCGATGTTCGCCGTGCTGTCCATGGTGTTCGTGAAGTCGCCAGCTGCGATGCTCGACTTTTCCATGATGAGAGCCTGCGCCGCAAGGATCTTTGCCTGCGGTTCGAGCGCGTCTTTCGTCGTGGACACAAGGCCCATTTCGAGCGCCTTCTGCCGCATCGTCGCGTCGTCGAGCATGACGCCGAAAGCACGAATTGGCTCAGCTTCGCCACGCATGGCGGCGCCGATCGCTTCGATCGCCTGCTCGGGCGACTTGCCGAAGAATGACGCCATATCACCTGCTCGGGTGATCAGGTCCGTGCTGAACGTTTCAAGGTCTTTACCGGCCAGCCCTGCAGACTTGCCGTAGACGCCGTACGTCTGCGCGGCTTCGATGACCTGCGCCTGATTCAAGCCGAGCGCTTCGCCTGCGGTCTTCGACAGCGCGACGATATTATTGATGTTCTCGCCGTAGATCGTGCCCGCCGCCGCTGTAGCGTCTTCTAAGGCACTGAAAGATTCGACGGCGGCATTCATGCCTTGACCGATCGAAGCGACGCCAGCGGCGGCAGCGAGCCCGCCCACGACGCCCTTCAGCTTCGAGCCGAAGCCCGACCCCATTTCTTCGCCGGACTTCTCACCGGCCTGCCGGGATGCTTCGATGATCTTGCGGCCCGCGCTTACGACGGCGGACTTCGCCCCGTTCCACGCGCCCGACGCCGAGCTGCTGACCCGCGACCATGCGCTCGTGAGTCGCGACGTCGCCGTCGTCTGCCCAGACAGGGCGTTCAGAATGGTTGTCGATCCCGACTTCGTCGCAGACGCCTGCCGTCCAGCTGAGCCGACAATGGCCTTCTCGGTCGACTTGACCTTCGCCTGCAGGGAATCGAGCGGCGCAGACATTTCATCTTTTAGTGCCGCCGTAAGGACGACCCTATTCTCGTCTGACATGCGCCGCCCGATTCCCTTCGTTGCTTACGTTGATCTTGCTGCGCGCCTAGCGGCTTCTCGTGCCGCTTCGCGCTCTTCGTCTGCCTGATAGACGAGCGCCGCCGCTGTTCTGACGGCGTTGGCTTTCGGGTTCGTTTCGAACAGGATCAGCGCCGGGTCTATGCCCAGCTTGCCCGCGACTCGCGCGGACTGCTTGAACCTGCCGTTTTCCGAAAGCCATTCGATCAGGCGATGGTAGGGTCCACTGCTTGCGCTTCATCCGTGTATCCCGCTTCTTCGAGCAAGGCGCCCGCGATCTTCATGATCTGCGCGTCGCCAAGGAACTTTTGCAGTGCAGTCTGCACGCGTCCGTCGCCGTCGCCGAAGAGCTTCACGAACGACTCGCTGCGGAAAATGAGGTCTTCGCCGCCGTCGTTCGGGTCGGCGATGATGTGCTTGTCTTCGATGCCGCCCTTCAGGATCGCGACGCACTTCTCGCCGAGCATCACGGCGTTGCCCTTGATCAGGTCGGCGTCTTCGGGGCGGCGGCGCTTGCCGGTGCCGAGAGTGTGATTCTCGTACCGCTTCAGCTCCTTCGCGTCGATCTCCGCACTGAACCGCATGTAGTAGCCGGGGCGCAGCGTGTTTTCGTAGTGAACGAACTTGCCGAGCTCGCGCTCAGCTTCTTCGGCCAGCTCGTCGAACAGTGAGCGCTCGACGGCGGTCTTATCCTGCTCGGGCTCGGCGTCGACAAGGTGACGGCGGCGCGGTTCGCCTTCGCCGTCCATGCCTGCGATCTCGCGAGTGTCGTTATCTACGGTGCCGAATACTTCAGTCATTGTGTTCTATTCCTTTTGCTCAGTGACACGCGCGGCGCGTGCCCTTGTCCTTCGATACTCACCTGTCTGCAGACGCAAGTGTGGGACGGTCGCCGTGTTCGATACTGAGCAAGCTCGAACAGGGCGCCGTCCCACGTTTGGTACTCGGCGGCGCGCACCACCTACGCGCCGCCGAGTGGTTTAGGCAGGGCCGGACGTGGCGAACGTCAGCGTGACTTCGGACGCGTCCGAAGATGCTGCGTCCGTGTCGGGCTCCTGCATGCCCTTCAGCAAGCAGTCAGGGTAAACCGTGGGGCGCCCGACCTTGATGCCGTCGCGGTCGGTCGGCTGCTTCGTGATCGTAAACGTGTCCTTGCCGACACGCTTGCGCAGCCGGGCGATCCACTCTTCATCGAGAGTCGGCGACACCGTGCGCAGTACCTCGATGTCGTCATACTCGACAGGCCCGCCCATGATGTCGGGACGGTCAGCGCCGCCGTCCCAATCCTTCGTAGTTTCAGACGACGCAGCTGCGCCGCTGAATGTGCGCCAGTTGCCGGGAATGCCAGCGATCGAAACGATGTACTGCCGCTTCGTGGCCTTCAGTGTTCCGTTACCCATGATTCAGCCCCTCTCAGACTGCAGCCGCGAGCGGCACTTTGATGATCTCAGCCTGAATAAGCTGAGCCGTGGGAGACAGCCGCACGGTAACGGACACGAGCACCTTGTTCTCGCTCGCCGCCGTGACGGTGTTGATGCTCTCGTCGACTACCACGCGGTAGCCGGGGTCGACCTCTTCGCCGTCGACCGTGAGAGCGTAAAAGCCGTTCCGCTTGCTGATCGGATCGACTACGCCGACGACCGCGCCTTCGACCTGCGAGAGCAGATGACGGCGACCGTCGAGCACGGCGAACACGAACGGTTCAAGGGCGGCGGACACCTGCAGGCGCAGGTTATTCAGCGCGTCCCGAGCCGTGAGCATGCCGAGATTGTCGCGATCGGCAGCGAGTGACGCGTAACCGTACAGCCGCGCGTTTGTGCCGGTGGTCACGATGCCGTTCACGTAGCTGTTCGCGAGCAGGTTGTTGCCTGCGACGTCGAGCTGCACGTCGGTGCCGAGAGCCCAGCGCATGCGGGCAGTGTCGCCTGCGGGAACCTTCCAGAAGCCGACGTCGCGGTGAGCCTTCGCTCGCACAGCTGCGACGTAACCTTCGGGGCCGATCGCGCGGGTGCCGGAACCGTCAGGGATGACCACGGACGGCCAGAAGATGCCCGCCGCTTCGTTCGCTACGGACGGCGTCAGGGCCGCGCCAGCTGCGACGGCTTCGGCCTGTGTGGTGCCGACGCCGGGCGACAGGATCGCGATCTTGTTGTACGTCTTCGCGTGCGTTGCGAGCAGCGCGCCGATCGTCGCCACAGTGTAGCCCGGCGCAGCTACGGCGCCGCCCTCTGCGAGCGTACCGGCGTTATCCAGCGTGGACACGACGACGGCGGCAGTGACGGCGGCGCGGTCGTCCGCGCCAGCCGACAGGGCGGTCGGGGCGAGCACTGCCGGGTTGTTCGCCGGGGCGGCGGACACTGAGCCCATGGACGTCACCTTGACGTAAGGGTTCGTCGCTGCAGCAGAGACGACGTCAGCGGGCGACGTCATGCCAGCGAAGCGGGAAACGATCGTCGAGCCCTCACTGATGATCAGCTCGAACGTGCCGCCCGACGCCTTCACTTCGACAGTCATCGCGGACGAAGACGCGCCGGGATTGATCGCGTCGATCTTCAGCGTGTTCACCGCGAGCGTGTCTTTGAGCGTCAGCGTGCCCTTCGTCGCGGCAGGACCGACGACGCGGGAAACGACAAGCTCGCTGCCGCCCTCTTCGAAGAAAAGCCGGGCAGTGTCGAACATCGCCGAGCTGAACGAAGTGCGATCGCCGAACGTCGCAAGGTACTGCGCCAGCGAACGGACGATGACGCCCTTGCCGGTCGGCCCCTTAGCGGTCAGGCCCGCAATGTGAAAGCGGCCCGACTGCACGCCGGGATTGCTCGGACCAGAGCGAAGAGAAGTTGTTACTTCGACGCCGATAGCCATAATCAGTCTCCTGTTTTCTCATCGGCGCCGGAACGACGCGATGCTCGTGTTTTCTTCTCGGGCTCGTCTGCCGTCTCGGGTTCGGGCTTCTCGACGATGACGATGTCGCCACGGTCGATCAGCTGATACGTGACGGCGTCGAGCTCGATGTCAGCGGACTCGCCGCCGCCGACGATGTGCCCGGCTGTGTCGACGACGAGCGCGTGAGCCATTGCGTTGTGAATGGTCGTTGCTTTACTCATGACTTCACTCTGCGGGCTTTCGCGGCCCGCTTGTGGGACGGGGCGCGTGTCGCCTATACGCCGTCGTTCCAGACGGGCAGGCCAGCGTAATGCGGCACGACGACGACGTCAGTCTCGACTTCGGCTTCGACGTCTTCGAGCACGGACTGCAGCCGCTCTTCGGCGACGATCTGCACGTCGATGTAAGCGCCCGCGATGAACTTGTTGCCTTCGGGCGACCGTCCCATCGCAGAGTAGTTTTCGCTGATCGTGCGCGGCTCTACCGTCAGGCTGTCGCCGCCCTCGTGCAGCAGCACCTTCTGCTGCAGCAGCACTTCCCGAGCCGCGAGCGTGTAGCGCTTGACGCGCAGGCTTGTGCTCTTGTAGTCGTCGCCGCGAGCGTAGACATAGATTTGCAGGTTGTACGTGAAGCTGTACTCGTCATAAGTGCCGGTCGCTTCGGTCTGCCGGTTGTCCTGCCGCCCGCTCGTGTTGACCGGGACGACGAACATCGCCGGGAACTCTTCGAGACTCATGATGTCGAGCTCGTCGGCTTCGATCGAGACGAAGTCAGGCAGCTTCGCCACAGTTGCGCCGTAGCGGGTGCGCAGCTCCGTGAGCTTGTCGGGCATCGCCGCCCGCATCCTGCGGACAACCGCCCGCGAAACGCCTTCTGAGCCTTGCATTGTTATATGGTCCCTTCGACGATCCAGCGCTGCAGCAGCTTAGCGAACTGCTTGACGTCCGAGCGGCGGATACTGCCGAACAGCGGACGGGCGGGCATAATGGGCGTGCCCTTTTGGTGATACTTCGCGTAAGGCAGGTCAGTTCCCACGACGAAGCCTTTGTCGTACGTCTCGAAAATGCCCTTGCCGGGGACGGTCAGCCCTTCACGCAGGTCGCCGTCGAAGACAAGGATCGGACGACCGGGCCGCACTCGATCCTTGTACCGGGCGTACGGCGGCGACAGGGGCGCCCACCGGCCCGTCTCGGGCGTTCCCTGCTGCTTGAACTGCCGGGCGTTGACCGTGCGCACCTGAAACTCGGCCATTGCCCGAAACGCGGGCTCTGAGTCTTCCAGCCGGTCGCTGAAGCGATCCAGCACCATCGTGAAAGGCTTGAAGCCCGCGCCCGAGAAACGAACAGTTGTCATTACCAGCGCAGCCCGTCAGGGAACATGGGCGGCGGGAAAGCGCCCGTCACGACGGCCTTCGGGACGCGTGGTAGCACGACTGTGTCATCTCCGTCGTCGATGATCGCGGCCAGCTGCGCCGCAAGGTCATCGAGCCCGTCTTCGAACCGCTTCCAGAGCAGCCCGGCAAGACTCGAATCGTCATTGACGCCAGCGTTCGACGGGAACGCCGCAGCGACAAGATAGTGCGCTGCGCCGGTAACCGTCAGGTCGTGGCACGCCTGTGCGAAAACGTTGCGCGGCTCAGTGTCCGGCACGAGACGGGCGAGCTGCCAGAGACGCACGGACACGCGGCCCGCGACGTCGACGATGAACTTCTCAACGTCATCGCGGGACACCTTGCCCTTAGCCGTCTCGCCGAAGACGTCATCGACCGGCGTCTCGGTTTCTGTCGTCGAGCTGTAGAGCCCGATATGGGGCGCCAGCGCCGATACTTCATCGACAGTGACGCCCCATTTCTGAGGATCAGCCATGTGATCTTAGCCTTCGATCTCCCGAAGCCCGCCGATGCGCACGCCGCGCTCAGCAGTCTTCTCGTCGACGCGGATCAGCTCGCCCTTGTGAGCGAGCTTCGACTTGATGCCCGTCTCGCGTTCGCCGATGTTCACGCGGTAGTAATCGAAGAGCACCTGCACGACGACGTCGCCGCCGAAGTCCTTAGCGCCGGACACGTCGAGTACGACGGGCTCGGGCTCTGCGGCCTTCTGCTCTTCGATCTCCCCGGTGACGAACTTCTGCAGCTCAGCCGCACGGTTCGCGTCGGCTTCGGCGTCATTCGTCTCGTCAGCGTCGCTGCCCGGCTCGCTGTTGAGCTCCTGCTCGCCTGCCGGGGCGTCGGGCGTAGTCTCAGCCACTCCCACGCCTGCGGCTTCGTCTGCGGCCTTCAGGGCTTCGATTTCGTCGTTGCTCGGAACGGGCGCGGCCTTCTCGACGCCGAACTTCTCGGCGAGAGTCTGCGGCGGCGTCAAGTCCTGTTCAAGACTCGACGCCGTCGCAGCAGCGGCAGGCTTCGCAGCGGTACGGGTGGATCGTGTGTTGCGTGCTGCCATGATGATTATTCCCCTCGGATGCCGGTGATGATCAGAGCGGACTCGGGCTCGTCGATGACAGGCACGCTCCACTTGTCAGCAAGCACGAGCTCGCGCTTGCGGTTGCCCTCGCGCACGACCTCAACTTCGTAAGGCTTCTCAACAGAGTTGAGACCGGTCATCTTCGTTTCGAGGATGATCGCTTCGTCGTCGGACGCGAACTCGTTCACGATCCAATTGAAGTTGAGCAGGCCCGAGAGAGTCGGGTTGTAGACCGGGTTCAGTGCCTTGTTTTCACGCGGCAGCAGGTTGTCGAGCTCGGCCAGCAGAAGCAGGTCGGTCGCGGTCGTCGGCGAGATGATCACGGCGTTCGGGTTGTACCCGAGTCCGAGATTGCGCACGCCTGCCTGATTGCGCAGCAGGTCTACGCGCCAGTTGCGCGGCTCGGTCCAATCGCCCGTAGCGTTGACGGTCGGGACGGCGCCACGGAACGCAGCAAGGCAGCGGTAAGCGTCCTGACGCAGCAGGGCGTTACGAACCTTCAGGTTGCCCTTAGTGATCACGCTCAGCTGATTGCGGCGAGCCGCTTCGTCGGTGACGATGTAACCGGCGCCGTGCTTCTTCGAGAGCGCCATTTCTGCGCCCTCTTCGTCGACGTCGACCATCGGGAACTCGCCGCCCGGCTCGATCTCCTGAACATCGCCCCGCTTCGGGTAGATGTCGGATTTCTTCGCCGAGTTGTAAATGACGACGCCCGAGTCGTTGGTATCGGGGCGGAACAGCTCGTCAGACAGGAAGTTCTGCGACGGGGTGATGATGCGCTTCGCGATGACCTTCGGCGCCTTCAGCAGGGCGTTGACGGTCAGCTGCGGCTTATTCGGGTCTACGACCGGAGCGGGCGCAGGGTAAGTGAGTGTCATTTCGAATCCCTTTCAGACTCAGACGGACAGCGCGACGGGCGCGTCGGTGTTGATCGGCGTGTCTTCGTGGACAGCGCCGAGAGTGACGGCGGGCGCGGCTGCAGCCTTGACTGCCTTGCCGTTTGCGCCGACAGCGACGTAATCGCCGGATGCCAGCGCTTCGCCTGCGGTGACGGTGATGACGCCGACGCGCACAATGGTGAGCGCTTCGCCAGTCGCAGCGTCCCACGCAGCTACGCCGTAAGCGCGCTCCCCTGCGCCTGCGGTCGAAACCTTGGGGCGCTGAGCCTTGCCGCCTGCGACGAGCTTGACGAACGTCTTGCCGGTGATCGCGCCGACAGCTTCGCAAGTGATCGCATCGCTGCCGCTGTAGTATTCGAAAGCCTGATTTGCTTTGCCGAACATGTGTTTTTCTCCTAAGTCCTTTTATCTGAACGCTTGCGCGATCAGATGCCCTTTTCTTCGGCCAGCTTCAGCAGGGCGTCTTCGGTATCCTGTGCCGTCTTCGCGACTGCCGGGTCTTCGCCGCCGAGCTCAATCGTGCTGAAGCGCGGCTGCAGCGTGCCGATCAGGGCAGCGGTGCCTTCGTGGTCGCGCTTCAGGGACTCTTCCCACGCCTTCTGTTCGGCGGGCGCAATGCGACCGGACGACAGGGCGAGAGTGATGACGTCCTTGCGGGCGCGCTCAGCTGCTTCAGCTTCGAGCGTGGCGAGTCGATCAGTCATGCCCGAGAGCACGACCTCGCTGACGGCCACGACGCCCGGCGCGGCAGACAGCTGAGTCTGACCGGCAGCAGGGGCGGCAGGCGCAGCGGGAGCGGCAGGGGCGGCAGCTGCAGCCGGTGCGGCGGGAGCGGCAGCGGGTGCTGCGGCGCCTTCTGCAGGGGCGGCGGGTGCGGCGCCTTCGGCGGGTGCTGCGGCGGGCGTGATGGTGGCAGCTTCGAGAGCCGCAGTGACCTGCTCGTCGGTCGCGTCAGCGGCCAGCCCGAGCTTTGCTTTCAGTGCTTCCGTGAATGCCACGTCCGCAGTCCTTTCGTTGGTGTTTGATTCAACAGTTTCAGACTCGCCGTTATCCGGCGTGCCTTGTGGGACGCTTGCCGTGTCGTCGTAAGACAGCTCAATCGTCTCTTCAGCCGTCGAATCGCCCGACGCGTACAGCTCGGCGATGTCGTCGAGTCCCTTGACGGCGGGCGCCTTCGCGCCGAGCAGCGACAGTGCTGTCAGCGCAGCCGCGTAACTCTTGCCGCTGGGAGTCGTGACGCCGAGACTCATCTCGACCGACCGGCGCCGGAAAGCGCGCGGGATGATCTGCGCGATCTTCGACGGGATATGGGCAAGATCGCCGATAAGCGTCTGCTTGTCATCGGACAGGCGCAGGTTTTCGACCCAGCCCGCCGCAGGGTGAGCGTCGCCGAGAGTGAGCGCACCCTCATGCCCGATCTTGATCGCGCCCCGGTCGACCTCGCGGTCTTGGTACGCGGCGACAGCGCCTTCGAGATGCGCTTGCGTGACGGTCGCTTTGCCCCGGCCCGACAGCCAGTTACCGACCTTTGCTAGTTGGACGCCCTTGAATGTCGTCGTTGCGGGTTTAGTCATAGCTCCACTGTGAAACGCTCAGCTGCGGGATTGTGGGACGCCGGGCGTGTTCGATCAGCTGGCACAAGAAAGGGCGGCGTCGCAATGACGCCGCCCCTTCCCAGACTCCCCAGTCAAGCCGTGTCCCAAACAGGCAAGCTCACATTAACACGAGAATTACAACTGTGTCATTATCGCCAGCTTGCGCCGGTCTGCGTCATCCATCGCGGACGCACGGCGCAGCTGCCCCGTCTCTTTGTTGACGAACGCGAACACGTCGCCCATCAGCAAATAGTTCGGGTCGCCGTCGACGATCCACTCGCGCGCCCCGAAGTTCACCATGTAGTCATCGGCGTCTTCGAGCGTGATCTCGACGTGCAGCGTACCGTCGTCGGCATCCCATGTTTTCGCCAGCTCGGCGAGTGCGACCTCGACAGCCTGCCCTACAGTCAGTGTCATTTCTTCCCCTTGATTTCCAGCGCTTCAGTGACGGCGTCGGACGGCACCATATCGTCGATCCTGACAGCCATGACGCTTTCAGGCTTGATGCTTGCCCAGTGCCGCTCTCCGTTCGGATTGTCCGGCGTCTGCGGTTCTATGTAGACGATCTTCCCATCTACCTTCTCCCAGCTGAACACGTGACCGCCGCCCGCGTTTTTCCATGCACAAGTGACGAAGCCGCGCGAGCCGTCAGGGAACTCTTCGGCCCAGCTTTCGAGCCCGCGCCTGCTGCTGACGAACTCCATCGACGGCGAACCGCCTTCAGGGTCGGACCACCAAGCATCGACGAAGTCGCGCGGCCTGCGCCCGTCTTGGTAGATCATCGCAGCGTTCACGTCGTAGCCGCGCCGCCGCATCTCGTACGCCGTGACACAGTTCGAGCAGTTCGACGTGTACGCAAACGGCTGAGCTGAGCGGGTCTTATTCAGCGGGTTCACGAGCTTCGCTTCATCAAGCAGGCCCGACGCCTTCGCGAGCCGCTTAGCTGCGGCGCGCTTCGCGGGCGTCAGGTGCTTGACGATGTCGTTGTCGACCGTGCCCGGCAGGATCGCATTCGACTTCTTGATCGGCAGCTCGCGCAGGCTGAAGAAACGCTGACGCCCGTCAGGATCGACCGGGCGCAGCGGCTTGACCGGCGTGTGCGTCGGCAGGGGCGGCGACGGCAGGCCGGGCGGCTTGCGCGGCGTCTTCGGTTTTGGCTCAGCCGTGCTATCTGCCGGTTTTGGCGCAGCTGTGCGCTTACGCGGCGTCTTCGGCTTCGGCTCGGGCGCGACAGGCTCAGGCTTCGGCTCAGGCTCAGCCGGGCGTACGGGCGGATCGCCGTAGATCATCACGAGCGTGCCACGGCAGCGGGCGCCGCCCTTGCACGCCCCATAGCCGCCGCTCTCGTACTCGACGCGGGCTTCGGCGAGTGTCGCGTACTCTTTCCCGTCGACGAGCTCGCAGGGGCGGCATGTGCGCCCGTCCATCAGCTCAGACGCCCATATCTCTTCGGGCTCGAACTCTTCGGCCTGATCGTAGCGACCGGCGCCGCGTGCAGCGTGGATAGCCTGCGCGGCCTGATCCATCGCCCCGGCAGGGTCGATGCTCGCGACGATCGTCTCGGCGTCGTCACGCGCCATGCTCGGTTGCATCAGCCGGGCCGGTGAGAGCAGCTCTTTCTGCAGGACGCCCGTAACGCGCTGCCAGAAATACGACGCAACAGCGGCCCCCAGCGCATCAAAGATGCCCGAATCCGTTTCAGCGAACCGCAGGCGCGCGTCATCGAGCAGCTTCACGTTCGAGCCCTGCCGCTTCGCTTCGTCGATGACGGTCTTCGCGGACTCGGCATAGACGTCGCGCAGGATCGTCACCATCGCGGCTTGCGCCTTCTGCACGGCGCGGCCTACCCGCTCGGGCTGCTGCTGCAGCAGGGTCGTGAGCTTGTCGGCGACCTGCTGCGGGCGCACGGCGTCGCCCTCCGCGAACAGGTCGTCAAGCAGCGCGTCGTTCACTTCGGCACGCAGGCCGATTAGCGCCGTAGCTGCGCGAGACTCGGCCATGCGTTCCATATCGTCGATGTCGCCGAAGCGCACCATCGCCCGCCGCTCGTTTGCGTTCAGCGGGCGCACGGCGGTCGGCGTGGAAAGCCCGGCGTCGGACTCGGCAAGCACTAGCTCGCGCTCCATCTCGGCAAGCAGCAGCTCGCCCTGCGCCGTGGCGCACAGCTGGCACATTATTCGCGTTCGCCCGTCCGCAGTTCGATAATCCGCTGCATCATCTCCGTGAGCTTGCTTTCGTGCCCCGCAGAGAGCTGCACAGGGACCGCGCCAGCAGGTGCCACAGGCTCAATAACGCCGCCAGCGGCCACAGGTGCCACAACGGGCGGCGCGGCCTTCTCGCGAGCCGTGGACGGGTCGCGCTCGGGCAAGCCTTCGGACTGCCGCACGTAATCTTCGAGCTTGTCGTCGACTTTGATGATGCCGCCGTCGACGAGCTCTTTCAGCGACGCCGACGTGATCTTCTTATTCTCCGAGAGGGTGCCCGGCACGAGCACAGGGTAAGGCTCGTCAGGGCCGAAGTTCAGCTCGACAAGATCACGAATGACGTGCTCTGTGAACGTCGACGCGATGCTGTCGGCGATCGCCTGCACAGACTGCGTGAAGATGTCGACGAACGTGTCGCCCAGCGAGCGCGCCCCGGCGTCATGGCCCAGCGTCAGGAACATCGCCAGCGCCGAGCCTGCGATCTTCTCGTCGTGGTATTTGATCATCGGCAGCGGGTCGTACGTCGAACCTTCGACGCCCATCAGCCGCGCCTTGCTGCCGACAGGGACGGCCAGCGACGCCCGAGCCCCGGCCCTGAACTCGGCGCCCACCGCTTCAGCTGCTTCGGCGTTCCACGTGTTCGGGTCGTACTCGATGACGGGAATGCCCATGCCGTTACGCTCGGCGATCTGCGCACCCAGCCGCACGAGCCCGTCGTTGATCAGATAGTGCTTGTACGCCTGCCGCAGGATGCTGCGCCCGGTCCAGTCGGCGCCCTCGCGCTTCAGGGTATACATGACAAGGTTTTCGACGCCGATAAACTTCGGCTCTTCCCACCCGCGTTCGACAAGCGGCTCCTGCGTGATGCCAGCGAGCCCGCCGTCACGGTTCACGTGAATCTGCTGAATGGTGCGCGGCAGGCGCGGGGCGAGCTTGCGCAGGTACAGCACATAATCCTGATCGAAGTCTTCGCGCAGCTCGTCGCTGATGTCGGCGACGTCGTAAACCTGCTCGAACGGCATGAATCCGAACGGCATGAAAAGGCAAGCCTGCTCTAGGTGCTCTTTCCAGACGATGCCCTGACGACGTCGGCGCACAAGGGACTCGCCCGGCTTCGCGAGCCCGATGTTCTGCTCGACGAACTTCATGACCTTCGGGCGCACGTCCGAGCCCTGCAGCTGCCACTTCGCCGCCATGATTGGCAGCGTCGCCGCCGACAGCAGGGAACCGATCTGCCCCTCGGTCGTGCGCATCTCGTCGAACACTGGAATGTTCGCCGGGAACTTCAGGTCGATATTGCGCTCTAGCGGGTCGACAACGTAATCGCCTTGCGAGTTGCCGCCACGCTTGAACCACCGTTCGGGATTCAGCGCAACGCCGCCCGGAGTGCCGATTTCTTTGTCGATATTCACCATGGCTCAATCATGCCTTTCAGGGTCGTGTGGGTGTGGGACGACTAGAACGAACGCCCTGTCAGTGCTGCCGTTTCGGGGCGGCCTGCGAGCTGTGCTTTCGCCGCGTCCCACGCGTTCATCTTGCGAATGTATGGCTTGCCGATCAGGTCTTGCACGAGATAGCGCAGGGCGTCGGGCAGGTGGTCTTCTGCGTGCGTGTTGACGTCTTCAGGGTTCTTGTCATCACGCGGCAGCGCTTCGAGTGTGCGGATCAGCTCTGTGCATGTGTCATAGATCAGCAGGCGCGGCCAGCCGTCCTCTTCGCGCACCCTGATCTGCTCGTCGATCAGTGCCCAGCCGCCAATACGGTCATTCTGAGCCTTGCGCACCGACGAGCCGAACACGTCACGGTAAGCGGCGGCGATGCTGCCGGGCGGCGGGATATTCGGGTCTGCGTTCTTCGGCACGCCGGGCTGCTGCACGCTGCGCGCCCACATGGAGGGGTCGAGCGCGAGCGGGATCGGGCGCTCGGGTCGGCGCTCGTCGGGCGCTTCGCTCGCCTTGATCATGAGCGCCTGCTGCTTCGGCGTCAGTCCGGCCTTGTAGAGCTCGCGGTAAATGACGATCAGGTTGTCGCTCAGCTTCGCGCCCCACAGTGCGGCGAACGGCGCAGACGAGCCGTAGTCGATGCCGATCGCGCGCGGGTGCCCGACGTGACTGATCGGTAGCTCTTCGGGCTTGATCACGTGGATGCCGCGACTGAAGTCAGGGAACCGCACGCCGTCGAGCACGTTCCAGTCGCCGTCGCGGTACGCCTTGCGCAGGTTTTCCGACATCGCGTTCAGCTTGTTCACGTAGCCGTCATCGAGCGATGGATTGTCGGATGCCTTCGCCGGAATGAAGCAGCGCGTCGGCGGGCTCGGCTCATTCTTCGTTGGCTTGTCGCGCCACACTTTGTAAGGCGGGGCCGGGTCGATGAACGTCTTTTTGACCCAGTGATGACCGACGCCGCCCGGGTTCGCGGTCAGGATCATGCGCGGTCGGCGCCCGGCCTGCTTGAACAGCTCAGCTACGTCGCCACCGGCACGGACGCGGGAACGCATGTAGTCAAACATCGTTTCGAGAAACAGCGTCGCCTCTTCGAAGATGACGAGCTGATACTCGGCGCCCTGATACTTGTAGAGGTCGTCTTTCCGCTGCAGGTGGCCCATTTCGAGCACTGACCCGTTAGCGAACCTGAACGCGTGTTCGCGGGCGTTGTACCGGGCGATCTCGATCGGGATTTCTTTCTTCAGCTCTTCGATCACAGAGCGTTCAAGGTCTGGGAATGTGCGCCTGAAGATGATCGCGCGCATGCCGGGAAACGTCAGGCAGTCGAGCACCGCAGCCGCGCGGGCGAACTTCGACTTGCCGCCGCCAGCTGCGCCGCCATAAAGCAGCTCGTCGACGAACGTGTGATGTGCGATTGTCTGCGGCCCGGCGTGCGGGTCGTACTTGTACGTGACGCAGTTCTGCGGCGCTGTGTCGATCACTTGCGGCGCTCGACGTCCATCTCAGGCTCGGCCATGCCCGCATTGGACTGCAGGGCGGCGCTGAAGACGACCTGCATCGGGCCGGACGCTTCGACCTTCATCGGCTCGTACAGTCCGAGAAGCTTCGCGCGCGAGTCGCCTACTTTGAGCGCGGTGTTGATCGCTTGCACTTCGCCGCGCAGCACGCGCGGCCCGAGCGCTTTCAGGTACGCGTTCAGCCGCAGCAGCTCTTCAGTGCGGGCTTCTTCGGCGGGCTCGCGTACGACCTCTTGAATGTGCTTTCGGATCGTCCGGTAACAGTTGCCCCGGTCGCCGTTGAACAGCGTCCCGCCCTTCCATTTGGCATCGGCGATCTCTTGATACGTCATGCCCATTTGGAACAGTTCAAGAGCCCTCGCGTCGCGCTTCGCCAGTTCGAGCGTGCGCGGCGAAATTTTGCGTGCCACTTGTAGTAACCCTTTCGACTGTAC